CATATAGTAGATAATAATGTAATTTTTAGAAAGATATCAATGGAGGTATTCTTGGGAACGATTTCACAATATGATAAAGGAATTCTAGAAGATAAGCTTCTACATAAACATCAGTTTTTTCCAGATCTTATGTTAGAGAAGAATGCGACTATTAACGATGGAAAGTATACAGTTGATATAGATGGACTCAGAAAAGATTATTACAAAGACTCTTTTGATGAAGGAATAGAAATTAAACAATTATGTCATCAATATTTTGAAGGAATGCAATGGGTTCTATCATATTATACAAGAGGAGTTCCTGACTGGAAATGGTGTTTCAAACACCATTACGCTCCTTTCGCACACGAACTAGCAGTACATATCACAGATTTTGAGTTTCCTCAAAAAAGGATTACTGAACCAACAACTCCATTTCAGCAATTGCTTTCTGTACTCCCTCCTAAAAGTTCAAGTCTTATTCCTATACCATTGTCACAATTGTTATATGATTCAAGGTCGGAAATAAAAAAGTTTTGTCCCGATGAATTCAAAGTAGATGTCAGTGGTAAAAGACGTGCATGGGAAGGAATTGTATTGTTACCAATGGTTGATTTTTCTGTTATTGAGAAAGAATATAATAAGCATATTGACAAGGTTTGTAAAAAAGATTTAATTAGGAATGTTGTATCTCCTAGTTACATTTATAAACGGTCTACTACAAAGACAGATGTTTTCAAGTCTGTATTCGGAGATATAGTTAATTGTTTTGTTACATCTAAGATCATAAATATTTGAATATTTTTATTTACTAATTAATGTTATATCATTAATTAATTAATTAATTATATACTGTTATAGTTTTCATTATAATCTATTTTTATTTTTTGAGTATTTTTAAAATATTCATTTATCCATTCATTGCTATCAATATTGTCTGGTACATCTAAAAAATCTTCGTTGAAAAATTTAGTTGAAAATACAATTCCTTTACTTAGATCCATATAATTTTCTTTATTTACATATATAATCTTTTCTGGATTATTTTCAGATTCTTCTAATATTGTTTCTATAAAATCCTTACCGTATGCTATACCATCACATAGTGTAATTATTCTTGTCGTTGATTCTTGTTCTCTCATTATAACTGGAAGTAAGCAATTTAAAATACCTTTGTCTGGATCACATCTGAATATAGATACACAATCATTTAGTTCATCTTTTAATGTATAATCAAAATCTGTTGGTATTGTAATAGATATAAGATCCACTTTTACTGTTTGATCTAATAATGATTTTATAGTATGGTCTATATCAATAATTTGTTTTTGAGTAACTATCATACTAATTACAGTACGATGTTTTCCTAGTTTATCTAGGTTCTTATAATTTTTAGTATATCCTTTTATGTCAAAATAATATAAAGAATAATATCTTAATAATCCGAAATATGAAAGTAATACATATATAAGCGATAAAACAGCAGAAAGAAGTGATAGTATTATAATTGATTTCTTCTCCATTTATTTATTTATACTAAATAAAATAAATGATCTACACCGTTTTATTCATTTATGTAATAAAGTTATAAGTTTATCATTTAATAAATGATCATTCTAAAAGAAAATAAGTTATTAGAAAATAGTCCTAGTATTGAAGACCCAGAAAAAACACCGATTATATCTTTGTACAAAAATGCCTTTGATTCTAAATCAATAAGAAAAATATATGATATTTTAGAATCAATGATTCTTGTCAACGATCAATCATGGTTCGCAGATACTCCTAACATAAATTTTCTTAAACATATGTCAGTCAAACCATTCACATTAATTTTAGACAAAATAAAACATATGATAGAACGGATAACTTGTAGATCTTTCAATACTTGTGTAATTAACAGATACAAAGGCACAGATATAGACTTATACAAAATAAACCATAAAATTCTAGGATTTGATTTTGTAATTCCTACTGTATCTATAGGACAAAAAAGAGATCTTATTTTCTCTTCTAAAACAACAACATGTATTGGAGATCTACCATTAGACAATGGATCAGTCTTGGTTGAGGATGGTTCAGTTCATAAATACTGGAGACAGAATTTAATATGTTCTGAAAATATATTACCTTTTTATAATATATCTTTCTATAACCTGAAGTCTACACCACATATCCCAAAATATAAGAAAAATAACGTAAAATTAAAAAAATTACCATTAAAATTAGAAAATATATATATATGTAATGATATGAGAGTAAAATTTACAAAACAAATTAGGGATTGTTTATCTGGTATAAGAAGTATACCAAAGGATTCTCAACTAATTACCAACAATACAATTAAAGATTTTTCAAAATGTCTAACATTGGGAAAACTAATCGGTAAAGGAGATTGGGGTAATGTATATACATCATCATTGTCTAATAGTAAAAACAAGCGACAATTTGCTCTTAAAATGTCCCGTATAACAGAACAGGATTTTAAAAACCCATATACAGAAACTAATTCTACTTGGTATGAAACATGGATTCTAAAAGATATACTTAGACCTTTAGTTAAAAAAAATATATGCCCTAATCTTCCATTATTTATAGACACTTTTTTATGTAGTAAATTTGATTTCACATTTAATAAAGATAAATACACACATCCATGTGTAATAACCGCTATTGAGTTAGCCTCAGGTGATCTCAGACACTATTTTAAATTTTGTGATCCATCAATACCTGAATTATATTCGGCTCTATTTCAAATAATGGCTGGTCTTCATGCTATTCAGATATATGGTCAGATTTTAAACAACGACATTAAGGCTAAAAATATTCTTTGTTACGATGTTAAATCAGGTGGTTATTGGCATTATAGAATAGGCGATAATGATTTCTACGTTCCTAATTATGGAAAAATGTTTGTATTAAATGATTTTGGAGTATCAAATTTATATAATCCAAATTTTCAACTATATCCTAACAAGAAAGTAAAAACATTTAATTTAGGATCTCGTTTTGCTATAAATATAGAAGAAAAATTCTCACCAGTTGAATCAACTGTTGAATATATTAATGACATAATGAAAGATACTTCAACTATTAATTGGACTATAGATGGATCACTCCAACAGTCTAGAGGAGCAATATATAAAATTGATCGGAAAACAGGACAAGTTATCATTTCTAATACAGTTATAACTCAAGCACAGAAATTATATCTGTTTAAAAAAGGTATTAGCACAAATCCTACTAATTGGTCGTATTTTGAACATCCTTATATTATACCACCCTTTGAATTTTACAACGATCTACAAGACGTGTTACGTACTTTTGTTGGAGGAAAGAGAACAACTCAAAAAGGAGATCATAAACTGTACCCATCTATACCAAAAAAGTTTCACGAAACAATAAAACCATATATGGGATTAGCGGAAAATACAAGATGTAGGGAATTTTCATCCCATACATATCAAGTACTTGCTGGATCTTTTATTAAAAAGTTTTTTACATTAACTGTGAAATATACAAAAAAACCTATAGGTGTACAAATAAGCTCATCATATGATATGAATAAATACATAAAACATTTTTAATTATTCTTTTACAGTGTGACTACATACTTGTTTTACAAAGTCATGGTGAAAATCTGTTTTTTCACCATCAGAACCTTTTTCTATATCTGATTTATAATCAAACATCTTCACAACAGTTTCCATTACATTATCATCGCCTAACTTTTCCTTAAGCTCATTAGCAGACCTACATATCAATTCTTTGTTCTTTTCTTTTATAGAATGGAAAAACTTTCTAGCCAATGTATTCATCTCAGGATCTGTTATCACATTTCCATCATTATCCTTGAACTTTACCTTTCGTCTAGAAAAATCAGAACAAATCAATCTATCCTTTAGTGGATATTCTAAAGCATATTCAGCATAACCTTCTACTCCTTTCTTTATATGTTCGATCGTAAGATGTTGAACATTATCTAGCAAATGTTCATCCGTAACAGGTTTCATATTTTGGATATAATTAGTGATATTAGTACGATTAGATGTTGTAGGTCTTTTTACTGCTTGTATCGCTATGTTCTCTATCTGCTTTTGAAGATCTTTTATTGTATTATCTCTCTTCTTCAATTCATCATATAGAAATGATATTTGTGTTACAGAATTTTTATCAGAATTTTTAATTAATTTTAATTCATCTCTTAATTCTATTAATTCTGACGAGTTTTCTAAACACTTTATCAAATGAGTTGTCAGTCTAAATTTAGAAGTGTATTCTTTTTTACAGAATTCACATATATACGATTTTTTATATTCTGTGCTATCTCTCATTTTTAAACAATAACCAGCTGTTTTCTGGTGATGAATTAAATTTGGTTTAGAACTAAATTTATTTTTACACACTTCACACTCCATTTATAGTTTTATATACATCTTTAAATATTAGTTCACAAAAATGTGAATTAATGTGAATTAATTCACATTTTTGTGAATCAATTTCATACTGTAATGCCTTGATTTTGGTTTTTTTTGATATTTTCAATAAAAATTGTGTTGAGATTTTTATTAGGATCTAATTCTTATTTTTTTTTTAAAGTACAAAGGTAAAAGTAAAATGTTTTACTTTTACTTTTGTATTTGTATTTTAAATATTCTATATATTTATTTTAAAATATTCTATATAGAATATTTTAAAATTCTATGTTTTTAAAATTCTATGTTTTTAAAATTCTATGTTTTTAAAATTCTATGTTTTTAAAATTCTATGTTTTTAAAATTCTATGTTTTTAAAATTCTATGTTTTTAAAATTCTATGTTTTTAAAAATTCTATGTTTTTAAAAATTCTATGTTTTTAAAAATTCTATGTTTTTAAAAATTCTATGTTTTTAAAAATTCTATGTTTTTAAAAATTCTATGTTTTTAAAAATTCTACTTGTAACAGTCTCCATTGTGAAAAAAATTCACATTAATTCAAATTAATTCACATTTTTGTGAATCAATTTCATACTGTAATGCCTTGATTTTGGTTTTTTTTGGTATTTTCAATAAAAATTGTGTTGAGATTTTTATTAGGACCTAATTCTTATTTTTTTTTTAAAATACAAAAGTAAAAGTAAAAGTAAAATGTTTTATTTTTACTTTTGTATTTTAAAAAAAATATTATTGTATTAGATTTATTTTTAAAATTATATATATATATATATATATATATATAATTTTAAAAATAAATGTAAAGTATGTGAATTCTTTATAAATATAAATAATCAACTATGTAGATAAAGACTTTGAAATTGATCAGAAAGAAATTTAAATAGTTTCTTATATATAAATAAAATGTCTATATCATATTCGGGAATAATTGGATACGGAAAAGCTAATCTTCCATCAGTAGAGAGTTGGGGTCAAAACACAAATATAATAAGAGATCCTCCTAAATCAATCACTACTAGACGTAAAGACAGGGTTGGAGATACAAATGCTATGACTGAAATTTTAGCAGATAGTGAAGATCGTTTTTCTGAAGGAATATCTTATTATGCAAGGGGTATAAATCCATCTGTTAGTGTTGATTACGGTAATGTAGGAAATAACGGCGGTCAAAGATCTGGTTTTGGTGGTAAAACGAGTGATAGTTATGGTGGTTCTGGTAATTCATTATACGGTGGACAGGCTTTTCTACCTCATCGTATAATGAAAGATGGCGATTTTAGATTTCCAATCCAAAAGCCGCATGACCTTTTACCACTATCACGTATGCCTAGAAAGCAGACTGAAACAGTTAGCAAAAAGGGGTTTGTAGATTTTTCTAAAAAATTGATGTGTCCAGGTGGTAATTATAGAGAAATTAAGGAGAACTTGAATGTTAGTGTGAGACCAACAGCAACATACAAGATGAATATTCAGGTATCAGAACCGTTTGAGGTTAAATATGTTATTAAGAATCCTGTTAAGTTTGATCGTCAGGCTGGTGTTACAGGAATGAGAACAAGAGATATAACTAGTCAGGATGTGATTAAGCCAACAAAGCAGATTAATAATACACCGTTATATATGGAAGACATATATGCGAATAAATCTGGTGTAGTAAGATATGAGGACAATTCACATATGAATACAAAGCGTTATCTACAAGATCCTTTGAATACAGAAAATGTTTATGCAAATAAATCAGGGGGAGTAAGGTATGAAGATAATTCCCATATGAATACTGAACGTTATCTACAAGATCCTTTACATAGTTCAGTAAATACTCAGATGTCCCGATCTATACAAGTTACACCAATAGAGGATATATTTGATATTGATATACATACAAAAGATTCAATGAATATATCTTATACACCATTAAAAACAGGATATACAAAAGATGAAAGTATGCATAAAGAATTAGATCTCAAAAGACGTGTAATTGGAACAGATGCTAGTACTAATCACAATAGTAATATATATGTACATCAAGAAATTGACCACCAACCTATACAAAAACTAAATAGACCAAATATAGAGGTTTTGACCAATTATGACACAAAAGGTCCAAAAAATATAGTTGATCTTAATAACAGAGAGTATAATCTAAAAGAAACACTAAACTATGGAGGTATGACAGGGAGAGGACAAATGCCTTTGAAACAAGTTAATTCAAATTCGGATGTAAATTTAAGGGAATCTATACAACATTCACGAAACCGAAAAGTGTTAGATATGCAATTAGGTAGACACTGAACATTGATATAAAATATTTATAATAAAATAGTATAAATATAAAATATTTATAATAAAGATGTTAAATATAAAACAAACAAATTATATTAATAAAAATCTCAGAGAAGTCCCAATTTGTGCTTATAGTATATCTGAATCAGATGTTAAAGATATATCATCATTAGTTATGATTGATATTTTATCTAACAGATTCATTAACGGGTCAGATATGAATGCTATGATATGTATGTTTGACAAATTATTCAGTAGCACATCTGATTCAAAATCTAACGGCTTAAGAAAATTATCTAGACGTGTAACTGAATGGTTAAAGAAAATGAGATTGTTAGATCAAGCGGGTGTGTCTGGGCTTGTATTTATGTCAGAAATAATTTCTGACATTGGAGTGATAATAAAAACACCTAAACATAAAAATCATTTTGATGATATGTTGAGAGAATATTTTATAGGTTTAAGAGAAATAAATAAAATACGATATAAGCTACCAAATTTTGTATATACTTTCGGTGTATTCATATGTAATAAAGAATTAAATAAACCAATATGTTCAGACGATGATTATGAAGGTGGTTACAACGAAACACCGTTTGTTATATACGAGAAGATACCAGGTAAAAATTTGGAATATATGTTATCGGAAGACAAGTTGGATTTTTCTCAGTTTCTTGGTTTATTTATACAAATATTGCTTGCTTTAGAAGTAGCCCAAAGAGATATTAAATTCTGTCATTTTGATTTACATTGTGGTAATTTAATGTGTAGACCTGTAAAAGAAGGATTTGAATATATGGTTCCTTTGGATAATATAGTATATGATGTTACACCTAATGATTATTTGGCTGTAATTATAGATTATGGGTTATCAACCGTTAAACATGAAAATAAAATAATTGGTTCATATGAACACTCTAAACACGGTATGATGAATTACATGCTACCTGGCGTTGATATGTATAAATTTTTGATTTTTAGTTGTTATTATGCTTACGGAGATTATGGTAAAACACAGACCCAAATAAAAAATTTATTTTCTTTTTATGGTAACGATGATCCATATGACATATTACATATAGGAGATAAAGGATTAGAAGAAACAGTGATTGAATTTAGTCGTAAATGTAGTTATTCTAAAGCAGGTACATACACACCACATAATTTCCTAAAATGGATTCTGGACAAACCAGAGTATGATGATATTTCTTCAAAATATATAAGACGAAGGAAAAGAGATACAGTTGCTATGCTTTCTTTTTCATCATCTGTAAAAACATATGATGAGATTTTTAGAAGACCAGATATAGGAAGTACTAAGGCAATAAAAATTATCCAAGATTGTATAAAGAGTAATTCAAGTTATATAATGACATTATATTCAGTTTACATATTAAATTTTTATAACGATAAACTAGAATCTGATGACTTGAATGAACAGATTTTAAAGTTGAGTAATTTTACTAAATATTCCAAAAGGAAAATGATACAAGATGACAGAAATATGCTATTAGAATATAATAAACTTATATTCCCAGATATGAAAAAGATAAATGAAGATTCTGTATATATAATGAACATACGAATAGATTCAAATATTAAAAAAGAACTTAGTAAGATTAAAATATATATAGATAATATTTCATTTTTTACTGACATACTTCCATATCTACAATTTATGTATACAATCAAAGAAGTAAAGTCAGAATACTTATATTCTCACTTTATAGAATCTTTTTCGTTATCTAACCATTATAAAATTTATGACAAATACCATATGTATATCAACCGGACACATAGATGGTGTAATACTTTAATAGATAGTTTAGAATGAGAGTTTAAACATATCACTTTTAATATAAATGGCAAATGAAACGTTTGAAAGTATACAGCTAATAACTCAACCAGTAGAATTGAAAGTAAGATTATATGATCACCAGAGAGCGAGTATAAATCAGATGGAAAAAAGAGAAGAAAAAAAAAGTATTGAATATAATGATTGTTTAATAGATACAAATATAGGTGTAAATGCAGATTGTACAGGGTATGGAAAGACTCTCGCGATGATAACCCTAGTATATAGAGATAAGATGGAATGGGATATGTTAAATAAATTTAATCAAACTATAACTACATCACAAGCAGGAGGTAGAATTAAAGTAACAAAAACAAGTCAATATACAAAATTAGATGTGACATTAGTTCTTGTGAGTCAGTCTATTATACATCAATGGTACGAGGAGTGTCATAAAACACCTTTGAATGTATGTATGATATCTACGGTTAAAATGGTAGATACAGTTTTTATTAAAAATTACGATATTGTTCTAGTAACACCTACGATGTATAATAAACTAGTTAATAAGTATTCGGGTATGGCATGGAAGAGATTTATTTTTGACGAACCTGGTCATTTAAAAGTACCAGCAATGGCTAAGATAATAGCAGGATTTATTTGGTTAGTTACAGCAACTCCTAATTCTATCACTATTAAACATAGTAAATGTAATGGTAGTTTTATGTGCGATATTATAGGGAATTGTGGTTACTTAACATTTACAGAACAGTATGGGTTTATGATCGTAAAGAACTCGGATGAGTTTGTAAAACATTCATTTGAGATGCCTCCTACAAATAATATAACCTATAAATGTTTTAATCCTATATATAGGACTGTTCGTGGATTAGTTACACCAACTATTACTGAAATGATATCAGCTGGAGATATCCAAGGTGCTATTAAAGAATTAGGTGGGGATGAAACGAAAAATATAGCCGAATTGGTTAGACAAAGAAAAGTAGATGAAAGATATGAACTAGTTTCTAGGCTAGAGGTTTATAAAATAAAAAACAAAAAGAAAGAAATACATATAACATCAGATAAAATTAATAGAATTAATACACAATTAGAAGAACTTAATGCACGATATGATAGTATACTAAAAGGAGAATGTTCAATATGTTTTTCTGTAATAACCAAGCCAGTTATGGAGCCAAATTGTCAAAATGTATTTTGTGGTGAATGTTTGCTAAAATGGTTAGAAAATAAGAATTCATGTCCTTTGTGTAGGAACAATATAACACCAAAAGAACTAATATATATTAACACTGAAGAATCAAATACCGAATCAAAGACAGAATCAAAGACCGAATCAAAGACAAGCGATATTCACCAAGACACTAATGAATTACAAACGAAGATAAATACTACAATTAGTATTATTAAAAATAAACCAAGTGGTAAATTTATTATATCTTCTTCTTGGGATCAGACATTCTATCCTATCAGAAAATGTCTGGATGACAACGGTATTTCTTTTATAGAAGTAAAAGGAGGAGTAAATGAGAGAAAAAATAACATTGATTTATTCAAAGAAGGTAAAACTAGAGTTATATTTCTAAATTCTCGTTTTAATGGAGCTGGTATTAATTTACAAGAATCGTCTGATATTATAATATATCATGAAATGAACGATAATAATCTTAATCAAATCATAGGACGAGCCAATAGGATTGGTCGTACAGAGTCATTAAATGTACACCATCTTAAAATCTAAAATACTCTTTATGTATATCTTAAATACTCATTGTTTTTGAGTATTCTGAAAAATTTTATATCATTCATTATGTATAATTAAGTTTGACATCTTCGTATTCTAAATGATTAGTAATAAGTTGTGCTTTAGTTTCCATCATCTTTATATATTTAAGTTATGGATTATTAAAATGTGTTGTATGTAGTTTACATTTTAATATTACAATGTCTACTTTCATTTATAAAACAATAGATAATATAATAAATGAGTGTAAAAACATTTTATTGTGTAAAAAAATGCTGTAAAGTTTTTATTAAAACATATAAACCAACTCCTAGGTATTTCAACAGAAACTATAAGAAAGCTGGAGTATTTATATATGATCCAAAACAAGACAAAGTATTGTTAGTACAATCAAGAGGTCATTTATTTGGTCCTCCAAAAGGTACTCTTAATATAGGAGAAAATGAATTAGATTGTGCTGTGCGAGAGGTAAAAGAAGAAACAGGAATTGATATAGTACCTGAAAATATAAAAAAGGCTTTGAGGATAAAAAACAGAGCTATTTATTATTATCTAGAAATGGATACATGTGATATAAATGTTCAAGAAGGTATGGAAGAAAATGATGCTAACGGAATTACTTGGATTAAAATGAAATGTCTAGAAAATGCTATAAAAGATGGAAATATTGTACTCAATCATTATGCTAGGATTGTATTTGAGGAGTTTATGGATAAGAGTTTTGAAAAATCAAATTGGACGTTAGTAAAAAGAAAAATTTGAGAATTGAACTTAAAGATGTCAATTTATGACAATAAATGTCCATACAAGGAAAAGTAAATGAGTTAAATTCCATTAAAAGTGAATTGAAATCTTTAGGACAAAGAGGAACTATGCTTAGAAAACATGCAAAGACTATAGAAGATGAAATAGACAAATACCTAGATTCAAAAGAGCAATCAGGATTAAAATATAAAGGAACTGCTATTATGAGAGAAACACAAACCAAGAGACGAACAAAGAACAAAGCAGAAGCAAGGGCTGATGCGATATATGTTCTAAAAAATAGAGGAGTAGAAAGCCCTGAAAAAACATTTGACGAAATAATGGAAGCCAGAAGAGGTTCACCGACTGAAAGAACTAAACTCAGATTCAAAAAGATAAAAGATAAAAAATAAGAATGAATACAGAAAATTATTTGTTATACTTAAGTTTTATATGTGAATAACATATAAAATAAGGTAGTGATAAAATGTAAAATCGAATTAAAATAATTATTAGCATATATAAATACATATGAGTACTACTAAAAGTTTTCAAAAAAAACCAGATTATTACAAAACAGTGGATGAATGTAAGTCATCTAGAAAAAAAATTGTTACTAATCCAAGGTATAGGGAATTCAAACAAACACATTTTACTGCTGGAGATAATGATCAATTCAACGAATATAGAGACAAAACAAATGGCGATATATATACGAAAAAAATAAATTTAGATAATAATATTTTTGTAAACGAAGATTTTTCAGAAGAAATTAGTTGGTCAAAATACAATAATCTTAAGGCTGATTGTGTAGACAACACGTTCAATTATATGTTCAATAAATTTAAAAAAGGAGTATTCGTTAAAATAAAAGACAATGAACTAAAAGTATTTCTACCATTCAGTAAGAATGGTTTCATAAACGAATGGGGTGATAGAATAAATATAGACCCAAAGTTTGGAACTATGTATAAATTTGTTACCTACATAAATAGAATGATGGGGAAACATTATAAAGTTAGTGTTAACAGTGATACTGATAGTTGGTATGCGAATAATTGTCTAATACGTTCTGAATATCCTATTAATGAAGGTGATACTAACATTCCTAATATTAGTGATATGCTAAGAGATCTATGTGCTAACAGGACTGTACCTGATATGGAGTTTTTTATAAATAGAAGAGATTTTCCTGTCATTAAGAAGAATGGAACAGAAGCTTACGAACATATATTCGGGGATAATCATCCTCTTTTATCACATAACTATGATAAATTCTCTCCTATTCTATCAATGGTAACATCTGATGAACACTCTGATATTCCTATTCCTACGGGAGATGATTGGGCAAGAATAGGGAGTTACGAAGGAAAGATTTTTGGAGACGATTGTAAGACTTATCCTAAACCAGAAGAATTTATAATAGAATGGAAAGACAAAAAACCAACTGCTATGTTCAGAGGGGCAAGTACTGGATGCGGTGTTACGATTGATTCTAATATTCGGTTAAATCTTGCTTATATATCTGCTAACACCCCACCTGATTCTAACGGGTTATTGATAGATGCTGGAATATCTAAATGGCAGACACGTCCAAGAAAATTGAAGAACGAGAAATATCTAAAAACAATTAACGTACCAGATATGAACAAACTGGGTATAAAATTGGCATCATTTGTATCACCATTACAACAGTCTGGTTATAAATACATAATTAATGTAGATGGGCATGTATCTGCTTTTCGGTTATCGTTAGAAATGTGTATGGGATGTTGTATCCTATTGGCTGATTCAAAATATAGACTATGGTTTAGGAAACTAATGAAACCAATGGTACATTATATACCTATAAAAGAAGATCTATCAGATATGATTGAAACAATTAAATGGTGTAGAGAACACGATAAAGAGTGTGAGAATATAGCAAATAATGCCAAACAATTCTATTTTAAATATCTTCAAAGAGATGGTGCTCTTGATTATGTACAAAAAATTCTTATTGACTTGAAGACCCAAACAGGGATGTATTTATATAATACAGAAACCCCATTACAACGTCAGATAGGTATTGAAAAAAATCTTGATTTAACATATCCCCATACTGATAAGACAGTATCTGATATAGGTGTTATTCCTAGACAAGGAAGATCCATTGGTATTTTGAAAGGACTTGAATGGATTATAAATATGGTAAATATGAAGTCTAACTTCATAGACGTTGCGACAAAAGGTGAAATAATATTTGAAAATAGATCAAAAACTGTAAAGGTACAAAAATATAAGTTGGCTGATTTTTCTTTTGTTATTAAATCTAGTACTGATATTACCAAACAACAAGAGAATATCCACGAGGCTTATATAGGCACAAAAGTTATAAATGATATTGTAAAATATATTCCTAATTTTGCTTATATTTTTGGAAAATTTGATAGTGATACAAATAATAATGTAATAATGGAAAATATAAACGGACAGACATTTGACAAGTGGTTACAAAGCAGTAATTTTAATATGAAGGATTATATTTTTATTCTAATACAACTTTCTATGGCTCTAGAAGTTGCCCAAAATAAAGGAGGATTCGTACACTACGATCTTACTCCGTGGAATATTATAATTCAAAGAATAAATACTCCTATAGAATTTGATTATCTACTAGATGTAGATAATGTATTCCGTGTAACGACTAACATTATTCCAGTTATTATTGATTATGGTAAGTCTCACATTATATATGAACAAGAACATCATGGGTATATAAATATGTATAAGATGAGTACTATACAAGATATCATTAGTATACTTCTTACTTCTTTGAATATAATCACACAATTTAATCTATCTAATAGAGATATATCAGATATGATTAATTTATCTAACTTTATGTCTGGTACTGGATATAGGAGGGACACATTCACTAGTGTTTCAGATATAAAAAAGTTTATATCAAAGGCAAAAAAGTATTCTGAAATGGTATCAAGTGACAAACACGAATTAGAACAAAAAACCCCAAGAGATTTTATATATTATATCAAAAAGGTATTTAAATATAATTTTAATTATGAAAAGATTGGATTTCCTACATTCAGAATTAATAGAGGAAATCCTCATCAAGTATTTGATTATATACTTTCTTCTTCAATACACGAAAAAACCCAGTCATTTATAAATGTATTCAAGAGAGTTATAGAGTGTGAATTTCCAATGCCTGGAAATCTTTTTTTTGTTTATTATACAGCTCAAACTATAGAGGAAAATATAACGTCTGTCAATACATTGATGTTATATTATCTGAATAATCAGAATTTGATTGAACCGGATACAATGTACAAAAAAGCAATGGAAAAGATTCATAAAATGTACATCGAAAAAATGAGTCAAACATTAATACAAAAAGTAGACTATACTATATCAGATTGTTTCAAGAATCCTAGTATATCTACATACAACGAAGACACTTTCAATCGTCCAGATATTATTCTAAAAATTCTTTTAAATTATAAGAAAAGTAGTGAAGATATATCTACATATAAAAATATAGTTGAGGATGTATATATTAACAAAGGAATATTTAAGATGACAGATGATCATAAAAAATATTATTTAGATAATTTTAGGGATCTGTTATACACAAAAAATGTAAATATGAAAACATATACAGCTAACATAAATACATTAAAAAAGGTATCAAAAGAAATTTATATCACAGATAAAGAGAATATAGATAAAAAGTTAAGACATAAAAAACCAAATATGAAACAAGATAAATCAATTAATGAATATATGTCTACATACAAAGAAATTCAAGAATTTCTAGATAATGATTAAATTTAATAAAAAAAAAATAAATAATTTATATATAGTATAAATAAATGTTAGATTCTAAATTCTTTTTCACACTCGTTGGATTAGTTGTCACTGTATTCGCAATATGCAATACTAATATGTCTGGTGTATCAGAAGGCTTTTCTATGGCCGGTAAAACTGTTACTTCATCTGTAGGTAACTTTACAAGTAATTCAAGTAATATGTTGACATCTAAAAATAATTCAAAAGGAGCAAATATTAATTACAATATGCAACGTGTAAATTCTCGACCAGTTTCATCCAAAAATGCACTTGATATGGCAGATATGGTAAGCTCAGGTTACGATAAAAATAAAATGCAACCTGATGATTCAACATTCAATGTAAATGATGGATTAATTACTAGTATTAATGATATGTCTGATATTAGTATGACTAGTATGAATTCTGATGGTAATCAAGACGATAGCCATATATATGATCGGCTAATCGTTTCTAATCTAAAAAGCAGATTAGCTACAAACGGTTGTCCTATAAGAGGGGATGTTGTACCGTGTATAACAGATGACTCTTCAGTTGGTGGTGCATGGTTTAGTGTACACCCTACTTCTAATGATCTTAGTTATGGTGCTTTGGGTGTTATGGGTGGTATGAATAATGAGAACTTAAAAGCACTAGCGAACCACAAATTACGTGGTTCTGGTGGAATGAATACACTAGTAGCAGGAGTCGATATGTCTCAGATGTAAATTTACTTATTTTAACTTTTATATGTATATAACATATAAAATACTTATTTCATTTAGAACATGTGCTGGTGCTAATATCAGAAGACTGGGTCACATTTAAACCAAGTAGACTGAATGTATCGTATATATCTTCTGCCATTAGAGTCTTAGTTTGATGTTCAGAATTGACAACCAGAATAGAATTTATCAGATTATCTAATTTATTATACATAAGAACACGGATATAATCAAAACAATCATCCGATATACTTTTTACACCAGCACGTCTCGCTAAGCGAGTGATAGATGGTTTTGTTATATCTTCCATTTGTAATAACACCGTCCTTGTTTTTAAATACAATTTGGTTACCTTATATACTATCTAATACACGAATTATTCTATTTAAAAGGTTGATTGATTCTCAATAAATAAAATGGCTGTAAACGAATATAACAACACACTTTCAGATAAAGTACTAACTACATTTCAAAAGAAAAAGAAGTCTCGTTTTTTTGAAACATATATTTCAAAAGTTCTAAAGCAAATATCAGACAAGAATGGTATTACTTCTAATGCAAAACAACAATTAAACAGCGCAATATGTATATTGGCTCGTTCTATTTCATTTACCGCTTCTAGATTGACTGAGATTTCTAAAAAAAGGACTGCTTCAGATAAAGAAGTTGAAAACGCTGTTAGAGTATTATTCTCTGGTGATCTATCAGATAACTCTGTTATAGAAGGTATAAAGTCAGTACAAAAGTTCAATATAGAATCGTCAAAAGGAACGTCAAGACAAGGTAAAGCAGGTATAGTTTTTCCTCCATCAATAACAGAAAAGTTTTTACGTAATTTTGGGTATTCAAGAATTATGATTACTAAATCTGCACCAATATTTCTAGCTTCTGTACTTGAATATGTTGTGGCTGAAGTTTTACTAATAGCTTCAAAGCATTCTAATATTAATAAAAGGGTAAGGATTACTATAAGAGACATCTATATATCAGTTAAGGAAGATCAAGAACTATCAAAACTATTCAATACACTAAATATATCTTTTATAGGAGGTGGTTCTATTCCTTATATTCATTCTAGTCTCATTGTAAAGAAGCAACGAAAGAAGAAACCAACAACCATATACGATATACATGAAAAGAAACCACATAGATTTAGACCTGGAACTGTTGCTATAAGAGAGATTAAGAGATTCCAAAAAATGAGTAATTGTCTTACTTTTGCTAAGTACCCATTTGAAAGACTAGTTAGACATACAGTATCCAAAAAGAATGGTGGTATGAAAATATCAAAAGATGTATTTATTATCTTACAATATTTTATAGAACAATATATAGTAGATATATTAAAAGATTCCAACTCTGCTGCTATACATGCTGGTCGTGTTAAATTAATGCTTTCAGATATAGAATTTATATCATCTATTCGTGGTATATCTACTAAAGGAGGTTCAGATATTAATTTTAAAAAAAATATAATAGAAACAGAGCCTAACTTTATATATGATGAAGTAGGAATTACAGAATTGGATAAGTCATCACCGGATAAGTCATCACCGGATAAGTCGTCATCAGATAAGTCATCACCGGATAAGTCATCACCGGATAAGTCGTCATCAGATAAGTCATCACCGGATAAGTCGTCATCCGGTGATGACTTATCTGATGATGAACTAATAGATGAATAGATATATAAAAATCAATAGTATTTTAAATAAATATTTATTTAAAAGAACATTATTCCTTACTTAAATGTCAGACCTAACTAGTACAAAAATACCAATCAATAGACTTTCGGATGAAAAAGATCAACTTGATACACAATATACACTACCTAATCAAAACGGGTATAGGTATGCGGTTCTCATGGAGACTAGCGGAGAAGAATGTGAGAGTTGGTATTACTCTATCAGATACGAAGGAAATGAAATTAACCTAAAGAAACTTCAAGATCAATTAGAAAGTGTTGATTGGTATATACTAGATGACCTTAGCACTTTTGATCTTGATTTGGAACATCTTATTAGTGAATTGACAGCCAAAGAACTTACAAAACTTGAATTAAATCATCAGTGTTTTCATCGTAAGTTTGATGGAATACTGGATAATGTAGACATGTGTCTGAGAACCAAAGACAAGAATGAAAAGAAAATGGTAAAAGTCTTTGACATTCTTGGATATGGTCAGATAGAAGACTATATAGATAGAGAGGATATAGACGATGAAGATCTTGCTGATTCTACGGATTCAAACGATTCCGATGAAGATAAATCTGGTAATGACATATCAGACAATTTTGAATCCACAGACGAAGGTATTCCCGTTTCTTTGTTAAAGAGTAATCTACCTCGTTTCGTTAGAGACAAGAGAAAAAAATAATTACTCCTTATTATATATATCCTAACTGTTTTAATTTTTGATTAATTATAGATTCTATATTTTCAACTTTAATTGTATATGGTATTTCTATAAGATGTATTCCATTATCTTTACACATCCTACGCTTCATATCATCTCTATACATTTGATTATAAAAAGCTTCCTTATTTTTATGAAAATATGGAACAAATTCATAATGCTGTCTACCTTGATATTCTACAGCCAATTTTAGAAGCTCTTCATAACAATCCAATTCTAAATTGAACTTTCCTCCTGTTACTGGATTTAATAAAAAATCTGGTCTTTGGTTATTAAACGGTTTGTTAAATATTTTTTGCAAAACTCTTCTACATTCTTTTTCACCACTGCTTTCTTTAATAACTCTTTTATTTTTGTTGTTTTTTTGTATATTCTTAGATTCTCTAAAATCATAAGAATAAGATGACGACCACGAACCTTTTTTACCTACCCTAAAAAGAGATAGAACAGCTATAATAATAAGTGATAATATAAATAATATTTCAAATCCATAAGTATTCCATATTTCTTTTATCCTTACTAACATTTATTTCCAATAAACATTAAATTACTATTTATTTAGAAAAGTGGAGAATGATTCCATCCCAATTCCTCAAAACATGTCTTAGCGACTTCATCGTGAAATGATTTTCTATCAACTGTCTTAAGAATCGTAAAGTCTTCTTTCTTACATGGATGACGATATCTAACTAATAATTGATATAATACATATTGAGTATTTATAAAATTCTTACGTTCAAATCCTGGCTTGTTTTTGAACTTTTTATCGTACAAGTCTGTAAGAGAATCAAAGTCGTCTAATAGCTTATCCTCTATATAAGTAATATCATCTGGGGGTTTTCCTGTCATCTGATAGTGTATAAGATTTACATTCTCGTAATGTTTAGTGTATTCTAGCTCTTTTAGAAATAAATGTATGTGTTCTTTTGTTATATTTTTACATCTTTCTTCTCTTGATGATTTACTATTTCCTGATAGAATATGATGTTTTCTGAACTGTTCAAAAAGTTTAGTGTAAACATTAGAATCTATAGAACTGTTTTGTTTACCTTGATACTGATTTATACAATCTCTGAAATGTACTTTTCTATCGTATGTGTATTTAGTAGAAATATTAATTCTATCAATATCTTTATATGAAGATGTGTGTAGTAAAATCTCTTGCTGTGCCCCGCATAATAAACATATATAAATACTACTATCAATTATATCAAACAATTTCTTGTTTGGACAATTATTACATATAACTTTTTTCGCTTTTACAGGATTCGTATTCTTGATATTTGTGTACTTTATCGCAATCTCTAAGTAATTATCAACAATTTTTTTCTTTTCATTGTCTATACGAGATGGTTTACCCGTGAAAGATAATTTTACAGGAGTGGATAATATCTTCTTGTATTTTTCAATCAGATAAGCTGATTCAACTATGTAAAAATTAAGATGTTTCTTCAAAGATAGAGACTCTATTTTTCTCTCCAAATTTATTATATTCGTTTTAACATCTCGGTAAGCTCTAGTTGAAAGAGTTTGTTTTTTATTGGTTCTCTGTAGATCTAACAACTTCTCTTTATATTGTGGAAGTTTATCTATGTCTTCTGTAAATACAGTTTTGATATTAGCATCTATGATTAAAATATCTAGTTGAGACATTATTGTTTGATGAATTTCTATTTCAAATAGGGTTTAACTTTTAAGTATTCATTAAATTAAGAGTCCATATATTAAAATAAAAAAATAAAAAAAAAATATTGCTTAATATAAAAACTATGCCAACTACTTCAAATGTAACATCCGGATTTATTGATCTCGCAACATTTGACGAACTTGAAAAATATATGTACGGTGGTAAAGAAGCAACTGCTTATTTCTTCCGTGCAACAAAAAAAGCTACTTGGTTCACTCAAGTACCTGTCGTCTTGTCCCGTGCCAGTGGAGCACCCGGATTTGATACTGAATGGTCTGTCGGCATCTCAAGAGCCGGCGATTATCTATTGTCTACTTGGCTAAGAATGACAACACCTGAAATTAAAATGACAGAGGCTTTCCATTTAGAAACCAATTTACGTGTCCGATGGACTCGTAATTTGGCTCATAACATTATCAGAGAAGCCAGTATTACTTTTAACGATTTGGTCGCTGCTCGTTTTGATAATTACCACCTTGATTTCTGGACTGCTTTCACCGTTCCAGCCGGCAAACGCAACGCCTACGATAATATGATCGGTAATGTAGATGCTTTGAATGGTCCTCACGGATCAGAAGATAGTCTAGGTCTTACTATCCCATCTAGGGTGCTAAACCTTCCTCTACCATTCTTCTTCAGTAGAGATACTGGAGTTGCTCTACCTACTGCTGCTCTTCCTTATAACGAAATGAGAATTAATTTCCAATTCCGTAGTATTGAAGACCTTCTGATTGTTGATGATATTAGTAAAGTTGATACCACCGGTGTATTTTCACGCCAAGTTGCACAAGACGAACTAGCAGTTGTGCCTCTCCTAAAAGACGTAAACGTTTGGGCTAATTATGCGATCGTATCTAACGATGAACGTAAAAGTATGGCTTGTAAAAAGAGAGATATCCTAATTGAACAGGTACAGACCGCACCTCGTCAAACTTTCAATGCCATTTCATCTCCTAGCTACGATATTCGTTTCTCGCATGCTATCAAGGTACTGTTCTTCGGTGTTCGTAACATTTCAGTTAAGAGCCAGTGGTCTAACTATACTTGTAACTCCCCTATTCCATCTGCATCTAGTGTTAACTTCACTTCTCCTAGAATGTCAGATCCTATTTCCAGTGTATCTCTCGTTTACGAGAACACAAATCGTCTATCCGATATGGGAGCTGACTATTTCTCTCTTGTAAATCCTTGGTATCACGCCCCTGTTGTACCCGACGAGAGTGGTTACCATATGTACTCATATTCTCTTGACTTTATATCCCTTGACCCTATGGGATCTACCAATTACGGTAAACTTACTAATGTCAGTATCACCCCAGTTCCTTCCCCTAACGCACTACTGGCTACGAACGATGCAAATTTCCCACAGTCTTTTGAGTTTTTGTGTACTGTTGTCAATAACAATATCATTCGTATCTCTGGCGGTGCTCTTGGATTCCCTGTACTCTAAATACTTTCACAACAATTTTTTATTAAAAAAACTTATTTTATACATGTATAAAATAATATAAACAAGTAACTTCATATACAGGTAAATTTCCATTCATCTATATCAATAGGTAAACACATCATCCATAATATAACATCACTGGGTTTTCTACAATCAACTTCTGGTATACAACTTAAAATCATATCATTGAGTTCTAGTTTAAATACTGTTTTTTCAGGGTGATTCAAAAACAAATCTCTAGACCAATGAACTATACAATATCTTATCAATTCTTTCAACGTGTTACCTATATTCTTTACCATTCTAGGTTTATACCAATTACTTATTACACTTATAGATTTAATACGAATCCTTTTAATTTCATAGTCCCATTCTTTACATACATGAGAAACTTGATAACTTGGTACAAATGACATAATCATATACTGAATTTCTGGTGGTAAAGACATATTATAGGTATTTTTATTTATATCTTTAATTTCAATTAATTTATTGAAAGACATTTATAGAATATGATACATTATATAAATATAAGATGAGTACATCCAAACCGAGAGTAAAAATTGTTCTCAAACGTAATAAGACTATCAACAAAATATGGCACCCAGAATCAACACTTGTATTCAAATCGTCAACCGAAAAACTAGTAATCGGTAGATTAAAAGACAATGAGATCATACCACTGGACGATCAAGCATTAGACCTATGTATACAATGGAAATTCAAATATGATACAAGCCTAGTTGAAGAAGAAGAAGAAGATGATGATGAAGGAGACGAAGAAGATAAGTCGGAATCTGATGAAACCAAAAATTGTAATATGTTAAAAGAAAACCCAGTAGACGAAGATGAATCTACATCAGAAGACGAAGATACAACTCAAGATACTCCCATAGATACAACTCAATATACCCCCCAAGATACCCCCCAAGATACAACTCGAGATACTCCCCAAGATAAAATTCAAGATACTCCCATAGATACAACTCAAGATACTCCCATAGATACAACTCAAGATACTCCCCAAGATACAACTCGAGATACTCCCCAAGATACAACTCGAGATACTCCCCAAGATACAACTCAAGATACTCCCCAAGATATGACTCAAGATACCCCAGAGAAGTCTTGTTTTGAAGTTGATGTAGAACTACTACATAAAAATATAGACAAAGTATTTGGTAACATCAACACATCAATTGATGCTATAAAAAGAAAAACATCCAAAAAAATAATATCAATATCAGAAGAGTTGAATAAAACAAAAGAAGAATTGGAAAGGACTTCGGCTAGTCTGTGTAAAATGACTATAGATTATGAGGATACTAAGGCTAAACTAGCAAAGATCAAGTATGCTCTTGGTATGTAAGTACGTTTTAAATAAAATTATATTTAAAACTCTAATAATTTATACGAATAAATACTCTATATCTTTTATGTCTCTAGGTTTCAGGTACACATGTTCAAAGTAAGGATATATTTCAACTTCCGTTTTGGTGGATATATGTACTATACCGTCACTGTATGGTTTATTATCTAGGAGTACCTTATCCAACTCATTATTTGAGAGATTTTTCAGACGTTTTAATCCTCTTTCTCTTTTTTCTTTATCGCCTAAATTATCGTATGGGATAGTTAAAGTAAGTCTGGGTACATTTCCTGTCTTATCAGATCCATGTATAAAACCTGATGGCCAAGCTATTGTATATGAAGAATTAAAAGATTCAATCGGGAGCATTTTTATTTTCTCTATTTTCGTATATAATGATTTTGATGACTTCTTTACTAGAGTATCGTAGTAATTATTTATTTTTAATTTTTCTATCCACTTTTTGTCGTTAATATTTACTGGGGCTTCTTTGTTTTTAATAATCTTGACCACTCTGTTTAAAATTATGAGTACTTCTTTTTTATACCATTTATAGAATTTTGGTCCGGACGCTGTATACCATTCTTTATCCCATCCATCTTTAGGTATAGGTAACTCATCATGATGTGTCTTTGGATGAATCATCTGTAATATAATTAAATATGTAGGTATATCCATAGGTCCCAATATAGTCGTATGTCCACCTTGATCTTTTCTTGCACCTTCTATATGTGTAAGCATTTGAAGTCCATAATTTTCTATCCATTGTGAAACTGAGTCGCATAATAAGCATCTAGTATACATATCATTCCAAGAACCATCATCGTTGTGAGGTAATAGTTCTCCACCTTTGTCAGATGGAGGTTTGAAAATGATATGAGGTAGAGATTTAATTTTAATTGGTTTGTTAGAAATCGTTTTATAAACTTTTAATGTAGCCGGAAGAACTTTCTTGTATACAAATGATGCTCCTCTAATATGGCTCCATATACCGAACCCACTCTGTCTCCATCCTTTGTATGGTTGAAATTGAGCGTTGCCTCCACCGTCTAAAGCATTTCTTACGGCTTTATTCTGATCGTTTGACAAGTTTTTATTTCTCCAAGTTGAGTCCATAAGATTTTTTAATGTTTCAATATCGGTAAGATTGTACTGCTCTAATTCTGGGGATTGTTTCAAATAACTATGAAACCAACTATTTGCTCCTTGTAACAATTGTGTTTGAAATTCAGAAGTCCCTTTTATATTTAGTGATTTTGCTATAAATCCTTGACTATTATCCCATATATTTGGTGTTGTTGTTTTTATTGTAGGTCTGGGATAGTTATAATAGTTATTAAGTATGTTTAATTCTAGTTTGTTTAGAGCATCATATTTATTATTTACAATAGATACAGTATCTTTACATAATTCATATGTTTTCTTGTCCTGATTTTTTAGATATGTAGTGTTTAGAGTTTTACAAAATTGATATATACTTAATGTTTGTATAAATTTATTACTTTTCAATTCCTTTTTTACTGTAGCCATAGATTCTTCTTTAGGTTTCCAAAAACTTAAAGAACCTAAGCACGGAATGAGATTATCAAATTCGTAGGCAAAATCAATATGCCAACATTTTGGTCCAGTAGCCCATATATATTTATCAACATCACAGTCTGATTCTATATTTTTGATGTGTGCTATACCTATTATACCACCAGTTGGATAATTCTTCCATTTAATGGTTTTTAATTTTTTCACTATAGATTCCTTAGTAATTAGAGCATTTTTATCATATGATTGAGATGAATGTATAAGAAACCATTTTTGGTTGTCTTTACCCCATCCGCGGTTTTCTATATTTTTTATACCTTTTACAATCAATGAAGCCCAAGGTTGCTTAATACTAAATCCTTTTAATTCTTCTATTTTGAACGGATAATTCATTTGTTTATAAGTATATAATTATAAATAGATAATGTTTATCCAGAATAATACCCATCTGAATCACTGTAATATTTAGCCACAACTTCTTTTTTAGACTTTTGTATGTTATCAGATTTTTTAGTTATAATTTTCTGATTCTTAATTACTTTTGCTTGGTGTTTTAGTACAACACGACAAATACGATTTTTCAAGTCTTTGGTAGCCTTTTTAATAAGGTCGTCAATATTTTCTTCTAGTTCTTTATCCATTTTATTTAATTTAAATACTTCTTTAAATTATTACTTAAGATTTTACCCACAATATATAAATGAAAAGAGTGTGTTTTATATTCCAAAAGCACTTAAAGAACAAACTTGGATAAAAAAACTTTGGTTCTGTATTTTCACATAAATGTTATGTCAAAACAGAATAAATGTGTTTGATTTTCACGTTGGTCACGATATACCTGAGAGTCTAGGAGGTATGTCATCTATAGAAAATTTAAAACCGATTTGTTCTAGATGTAATCATTCTATGAGTAACAACTATACTATAAAAGAATGGAATAAATTATATAGATCAAATAAATGTTGGTCCTTCTTAAAAATTTTTTATAAAAAACTTTAACAATTCACATTAAACGACGATTCTTCACTAGAACTACTTCAACATAATGTAAAAAAAATAGAGACTGTTAAAAATAAAATATATATATATATATATATATATTTTCCCATCATATGTTATGTTTAGATGTAAAAATTCGGCTATATTTTATTCTAATGGAGATATATTTAAATAAATTTTAAAATAAATTGTTTAATAAACATAATGAGCAAATATAAAAAAAATAAACCAATTGATATAACATCTCAAAACAGGAGAGCCAAATGGTACTTTAGTTATGTAAATCGTATTATAGATATGATGATGGCGGAAGATGATATAATTAGTATATCCACAGCTAAAAAAGTATTACATTCAACCCCATTTATATATAAAAGTCTGAGTATGTGTATGAGTGACATAAACTCTATTAGGATGATTCAACTAGTAATGAATTTAGCTATAATAACATATCAGATGTTTATCCCGTTAACAAATACGTGGTTTGTATATCTGACTACATCAGCATCTGGTTTGAAAAAAATATATCAATGTATTTTTACAAACCCTATATATGGTTTTTTATTTTATGGAACTTTTTACTTAAAACTGTTAGAAGGAACATCAGACGAAAAAAAATTTAATCAAATAGCAGAATTTTTTAACATTCCTAATCATGCTGATTCTGATGTTGATAAAGTCTTAGCAAAAATATTAGATAACCTACCAAGCATATTCTTAGATTTTGAAGTAAAGGGATATAAAATGATTAATAGAAAATTCCTTAAGAGTTTAGAACATAATTGCGCATCTAAGGTTGCTAATATTGTTATAGAAAAAGCAATTTTGACATCTCTAAAAAATACAGGCTCTGAAATATCAAAAATATCATATCCTGCTGTATATATAGAAGATATGGATAAATTTGACTACGATGATAGAGAAATACAGGATCAATTACAATTCTTAAAAAAAGAACACACTAATATCAAGAAATATTTGAATAAGAATATAAACTCAAAAAACAAAAAAGTAAAGAAAAAAAGAGTAAAGCAGATTGTACAGTTAAAGTCTACAACAGGAAAAGTAATATGTCTAAACAAATGTAAAAGTAGAATAAAGACAACATCGGGATGTTATTGTGAAGGGAATTGTGGTACTACTACATTTATAAACGGAAAAAAATGGTGCTGGGTAGATCCCGAAAAATGTAAGAAAGGTAAATTAAATAAATTCCTAGGTTATTCTTATGATACTTGTGATAATCAATTATCAAAGAGTAAGAAGTGTTTTACAGGAGAAAAGTATACTGATTGTGAAAACCAATAAAATTTTTATCGTATAATACTGCTTAACCAATCCAATGTTTCATCTGTTGGTTGTACTAACATAAGCCATAGTATAAATAGAACAGTTGAAACATTCCAAAAAAATAAAGAGTGATAAAAACACAGTACATGACGTACGTCTCTAGAATACATAACCAAATGCATCATATTGCTAATAATAATCAAAATTAGTAATGGGACTAACATTTGTGATAAGTTACTACTCTAATTTAATCAATTCAATTTTATTTAAATAATGTACTTGTTTTACAACAAAAAAAAATAAAAATTGAAATTTAATAAAAATTGAAATTTAATAATAAATGAAAATAAAAATAAAATGAAATCTACACATTCAAACTTTGAATATGCTATGAAACAAAAACCGGGTTACACCACTAATTGTGCATTATCATTGTCAACACCAGACAAAGATAATCAATCTGCTGGAAGATTATCACTATTTTTTAAATCTATTCGTGGTATTAACACACATAATTTATATAAATATATGCTAGAATCTAGCAAAGAAAACATTACAGACTTGTTTCTACTATCATTTCATATACGTGATTGTAGAGGAGGTAAGGGAGAAAGAGAAATAGGGAGACAATGTCTTGTATGGCTCTTTATAAATTATCCTTTACTATTTTCTAGAGTAGCGTATTTAATCCCAGAATATGGTAGATGGGACGATATACTTCAATTTTTTCCAGGTGTATTAGATATATCTGATAATTTGGTTTCTAATTCAGTTTGTAATAAAGACCTAATTGTTCTAAAGTCTCTACAAAAAAGTATGGTTCAGATGATTGGAAGTAAATTAAAAGAAGATCTAGAAAATATGAACAATGGTAGACCTTGTTCACTAGCAGCCAAATGGGCTCCATCACAAGGAGACTCTCTAGACAGATCACATAATGTATTCAAATGTCTAGCAGATGAGATGGGAGTATCTTTAAGACAACTCAGAAAAAAATATATAACACCTCTACGTTCATACATTAACATAGTGGAAAGACTGATGTGTGATAAAAGATGGTGCGATATTGATTACAGTAAAGTACCCTCGTGTACTATGAAAAAACTAAAGAAGTCTTTTGAGAAACATGATGAAACTAGATTCAAAGAATGGAAAGATGCGTTAAAGAACGGAGATCCTACCATTTCCAAGGTAAATGCTAAACAGTTACAACCACACGAACTAATCAGGGAAATACGTACCAATGGAAAAGCAGATGAAGTATGTGAGGCGCAATGGAAGATTATGGAAGAAGAATTTATGAAAAATGGTGAATTAAACAATGATATTGCAGTTGTTGATACATCTTTTAGTATGTTCACTCCAAAACACATACCACTTGATGTGGCTTGTGCAATGGGGTTGTTAATTTCTAAGTGTTCAATAGGAAAATTCAAAAATCTGGTATTGACTTTTAATACTACTCCAAACTTTGAAGTAATTAATGATGGTACAATATTTGATAGATGGAAACAGTTGTCTGATATAGAATGGGGTGGTAGTACCAATTTACAAGCCACCTTTGATCTTATACTTTCTAGAGGAAAAGAGTTCAAACTAAAGCAAGAAGACATGCCAAAGCGTTTATGGATAATTTCTGATATGCAATTCGATAAAGTAGGTGGTCACGGAGATGTAACAAATTTTGAATCCATAGATAAGAAATACATTGAACACGGATTTACTCGTCCGCAAATAGTTTTTTGGAATGTAAACGGTAATAGCACCGACTTTCCTGTATCTGTCAACGACAACGGTACTGCGTTGATATCTGGATATTCTTCTTCGGTTATGAAATCAGTATTACATAATAACAATTTCTCCCCTTACCAGATTATGAGAGATAGTTTAGATGATACCAGACTTGTTCCAGTTTGTTCATCTCTGTCTATATTATAATCAGTATAATTTTATTATAAGCATTACTTATAATAAAATTTATATAAACCAGAAGGCTATTTAAAACAATGACGAAAAATATAATAAATGTCAAAGATATTAGAAAATAAACAAATAATCCATATTGCTACAGAAATAGTTGCTCTCACTGGTATCGTATTTTATTTTTCTTCCAAAAACAGCAAACTTCTAAAACAGATAGAAGAATTAAATCAACGATTAAAAGAACAAGAAGAGATTTCTAGAGAGCATAATATAATCATAAATGAATTGGTTCAATTTGTTAAAAAGGGATACACTCAAAAAAACACAAAGATAGATGAAAAAAAGAAAAAGACTTCTTCAAGCAACAAACCTCGTGAAAAAAATAATACTAAAAATGTGACTTTCAAAGATAACGAAGATAACGAAGATAACGAAGATGTAGACGAAAAGATTACCCCTCCTACCGAAAAAGTAAAACCAATTGAAAAGAAACTACACAATACCCCTATTGTTATAGAAGAAGAATATTCAAGCGATGATGAAAGCGATTTGGATGCGGATATCGCCGATGAGTTAAGTGAATTAAAATGAGAAGATGGTTTAAAAAAAAGAAGTTAAATATAAAAGAATTGCCACAATGCAAGGACATAATATTAAAGAAAATGATGATAGTAACATGTGGGTTACAGTAAAACGTAAAAAACAAAAAAATACGCAATCAGAATATAAGAATCAATCTAATAATAATACACATAAATCACCTATATATAAACCAACCAATAATAACAAGTATAAACCAGAAAACAAAAATCAAACCAATAATAAGTATAAACCAGAAAACAAAAATCAAACCAATAATAAGTATAAACCAGAAAACAAAAATAGGATAAATCAACCTAACAGACTAAATAAAAATCAAACTAATAAACTCCCAGATAATAGATATAATAATTTTTCAAACCAAATAGATATAATTCAATCAGGTCCTAAACCTGTAAAAGTTGTACATATTAAAAAAGGTCCTAAACCTGTAAAAGTTGTACATATTAAATCAGGTCCTAATTATGCAAGTATAGCTAAGAATAAAGAACAAATCGTAACACAGATTATCAATACAACACAAATTTATCAGGATACAAACATCATCACAAAAATACCAATATGTCAGACTAAACCAATAGTTAGAAACCAATTTCCTATAGATAATAATAACGTTAGTTTTAATACATGGGAACATACATATTTCAAGCATATAATAGAATTAGCCAAAATTTTTTCAGAAGGATGTGAAAAATTTAACATAGATACAACGTCTCTAGAGTTTCTAGACATATTTTCACATTTTATACGCCAATCTTCATCTGGTAAAATTAGTTCTTATATGGAAGATATAGACAGCCGAGAAGAAGATTTTTATATGGAATATGCTATTAAAAGAAATAAATTCTAATAGGAAATGGGACGAAAGAACCGAGATAAAGTATCAAAGTATAAAACAGAAACAACAAAAGAAGTAGAAGAAAATGATATTGAAAACGAAGAAGAAAAAGAGCTAGATCGTATCAATAAAATAAATGAAAATAATATTAATTCTATATGGGAAACTCGTAAAAAAATGGTTAAATATTGCGACTATATGTGTTTACCATTATGTGATTATCTAACCAATAATATATTAGAGGACTTTATCTATCATATATCGTCATAAACATAATTATTATACTTAATTAGTATAATAAATAAATTAATAAATTTTTAAGACAATAAACCCAAACATTTTAAAATACTTGTCTGAACTTTAGCCAATTCACCTATTTTATTACCCCCACTAATAACAGATGCTAAAGTAGATTCTACATCAACAATTTCTTGTTCATTTGAATCACCGTTTGATGATATATCAGAGTCCGTATCAGAGTCAGGTTCTTTTTCTTCCGGTTCTTCAATGTCATATTTTGAGTCATCCGGTTCTTCAACCTCATATTTTGAGTCATCTGGTTCTTCAACCTCATATTTTGAGTCATCCGGTTCTTCAATGTCATATTTTGAGTCATCCGGTTCTGATTCTGATTCATCCGTGTCATATTTTGATTCTGCTTTTCTTTCTGCTTTTCTTTGTAGAAAGGACTCTCTATCTTTTCTTAACTCAATCTCATATATATCAATTATCTCGTCGGTGTTATAATTATCATAATCAGATTCAGCATCTCCATTCAATTCAATAATTTTTTTAATCATATATTTCATTTCATATTTCATTTCATATTGATAGAGTCTCTCAATCTCATCCTTGTCATATCTTTCAAGATCATCGGAGTTATCCTCACCTGTAATTCTCATTATTTTATCTATCATTATTTGACGTTTTGTTTTTACTTTTTTTGTTTTTACTTTTTTTGTTTTTACTTTTTTTGTTTTTACTTCAAGTCCTTCTAATTCATCTTTAAGTTCACTGTATTTATAATCTATATAATCAATAGCAGGTTTTCCTGTAATATTGACTATTTTAGATATTAATTGTGTTCGTTTTGTTGATTTCTTAGGTACTGGAGAATTTTTGATAGGTGATCTTTTTTTCTTACGGTCAAGTATTGCTAATATTAACTCGTGTTTTCTCAATGAACTAAGAGAAACTGACCGTTTATCTTGATTTCCATGTGTAATACCCAATGTACGTGCCATTTCAATTAGACTAGGTTCTGTTTTTGATCTTTTAGACATCTTGTTAAGTTTTATATACGGTTTTGTTTCAGTAATTGAACTCTCTTTAGGTGTTGACTTTTTAGGTGTTGACTTTTTAGGTGTTGACTTTTTAGGTGTTGACTTTTTAGGTGTTGACTTTTTAGGTGTTGACTTTTTACGTGTTGACTCTTTAGGTGTTGATTTACTTGAAGTTTTTTTATTAAGACCAGATTCCATTATAGCAACACAAGTTTTTTGTTTTGTTGTATAATCTATCCCACAATTCTTTGCTGTTTGTTTCACCTTTTCAACTGAAGTTTTTTTATTACATTGTGTCAAATTATCAAATTCTGCATCACAAGTTGATTTCTTAGTCCCTTGTGGTGATTTACGAGTAGAAGTGGCTATTTTCCCTTTCTTTTGAGTAGAACGAATCAATCTTCTAAGTATTTTCAAATCTTCTGCGGTATCTTTTAATTTGCTATATCCAGAGATTTCATAGCCTCCTCTTTTTAGCCTCTTTGCATGCTTCTTCAAATCAGACAAATTCATCTTTCGTAGAATATCTGTTTCAATTTTTTTGACCATCTTATATTTATTTCTAATAAATATAAAATTTTAGTTTTAAGTTAAAACTCAAATAGTGATGACCATATTTTTTTTATAATCTTTAATACAATCCTTTGGTTTTCCTAATTGGTTTCCTACTAAACGTGTACCACCTTTTGTAACAATATCAAAATTGATATGTATATGACCTGCTATCCATGTATGTACATTTTCTTTTTTTAGGATATAATCTAAATCACTTGCATATAACGATATGTATTTATCATTTAACTTTTTGGTAGTTATGACAGAAAATGTAGGACAATGATGAGTAACAACTAAGAGTTTTAGTTTTTCTTTTTTACAGTATGTAATCATTTTTTTAATATATGAAAGATCCTCTACATGTTTCTTGTTATACTCAAATGTATTCATTTCAGGTATTCTGACTATAAATTTAGGTATATTCATTTTAGGTTTACTCCATAGCGTACATCCTATTATACAAGTATCCTCAATTTGTACACTGGATCTATTTAGGATGTACAAATTATCAATACTTTTTTCAATTATAAATAAGCTATCTAATAATTCGTACATCTTTTGTGTTTTAAACCCATTCATAGTATAATATTCGTGATTTCCAGGTACATAAAGTACAGTCTTAAATAAAAGAGATAAATTAACTAAAAATGTTTTTAATTGATCATATTGATAACACGATCCAATATCTCCTGCTAGAATTATAACATCAGCAGACGGAGTAATATATGTAAGTGGATCTGTAATCTCTTTATTTTTATACTCTATATGCAAATCTGATACTATTTGAAATTTAGTCATATCTATTATATTTCTTTGTATACTAATTTGTCATTTCATTTTTAATTTAATATTTATTTAGGATTCTGGAATGTCATCCAAGTTAATATTAGGTCCTTTCATTTTTCTCTTCTTAGCAGTAGTTGGTACTGTACTTGAATTCATACCATTAATCATACTCATCAAATTTGCTCCCGTCTTTTTCATAATCATTTTACTTATTATAAAGAAGGCAGCGTTCATGATAATCAAGAATAGAAGACGAATCTCTACAGGCCATTTAGAACCAGTAGGTACATAAGACTTTTCACCCAATTCAATCAGTAACATCTCATACGAATTCATAGAAAGAATTTGCTGTTGTGTAAATCCTTCCATATCAAATCCCAAGAAGTTACCAAAAGCAAATTCACATATCATAAATCCACCAATTAGATAAGTCTTATAATTTTCAACAGAGGAGTCAAGAGATAATCTTCTCACACTGTCATCATAAGACCTCCTCATAGAATTCAAGTCAGAATGAATAGAAAACTCTGGTATAGAAGATGTGGGATAGGATTTTCGTAAAAGATCAAACTTGAATAGTAGTTCTCTTTTAGAATCTTCACTATCTTGTTCTCCCATATTAACTTGATTAATATCACGTAAAGTATCGCTAGCTTTATAAACACCTTGTTCTTGTAATTCCGCAAGAGTAGGAGGAGAAGGTTGAACACGATTTACAGAACGATAAGGAACTGATCGATGAACAGACTTAAATTCAAATTTATCATCGTGATGCCTACTATATTTATCAGAATTATAGTCCTTTTGATTTTCTCTATGATTTCTCCTTACCTTTTTCTTATGTTCTGAATTTTGTACGATTGGGTTTCTATCATTTTCATCATCTGTATCATTAAGAAGTTCCTTCAATCTGTTTGATAAATCGTTACCTGAATCAGAACTTCTTACACTTTCATTTTCACTATAAACTTTGACATCATTATTTGACTTATCGTATTTTTCACGGTCATCACGGTCACGGTCATCACGGTCACGGTCATCACGGTCACGATCATCACGGTCACGGTCATCACGGTCACGGTCATAACGGTCACGATCATCACGGTCACGATTATCACGGTCACGGTCACCATCATAACGGTCACGATCGTCACGGTCACGATCGTCACGGTCACTGTCATCACGGTCACTGTCATCACGGTCACGATCATCACGGTCACAGTCACCATCATAACGGTCACGATCATCACGGTCACGATCATCACGGTCACGATCATCACGGTCACGATCATCAATGTTTTTGTATTTATCATTTTCGTTATGTTCACATTTATCCCTATCTTGATTGATGTCTAATTCGTCGTTATGTTCACGTTTATCCCTATGTTGATTGATGTCTGATTCGTCGTTAATATATGAATTGTCTCTCTTTTTTAGGTGTCTGTCTTTCATTTTCTTATGATGATTATCATGTTTATTTCTAGTACCTCCATCATCAATTTTTTCATTAATTTCATACCCGCTATTTATACTTTCGTTTTCATCTGAATCTATAATCTCCAGTGGTATACTTTTTGTATTAACTTTATTTACTTGATCATTATATTGACCATTATTAGGATTATTTTTGATTGTACTTGAATTAGAAACTGGTGTAATAATTGAAGGAATATGTTCTCTATTTACCAGATCTTGTTTAATTTTATCCTTATTTTCTAATAATTCAAGATATAGACGTGGTATTCTGGGAAAAGCCTGTGGTCTATCTACAGGTTTATCCTTTCCAGACAGATAAACCTTGACAACTTCAATATGTGTTTTCTTAGGCATTTATTAGATAGATTATGTTCACTTTAAATACTAAAATACATCATATACGTATTTAATTTTATTTAATTTTATTTAATTTTATTTAATTTTATTTAATTTATTTTATTTACATATATAAAATGAATAAAATTGTACTATATTTATTCTTATTTACTAGTTTGCTTAGTTTTTTATTCGGTGTGTATTTAACAGTTGTATCTAAAAAAGATATTACCAAAGATACTACTAAAAAGACAGGTCCTGAATGGGTAACCAATAATACGTCAACTTTAAGAGTATTAGGACCTGTAGTTCTTGTTGTTGGTATTGTATGTTTTAGTATATCTGGATATTTTTTAACTAGTATGTCCAAAGATAGAAATGATGTTATGAGCAGTTTTGGTTTCAAGTTTTACTAAAAAAATAATTTAAACTATTTTAGTTTAAATTTTAACCTCTTAGTCTCAGAACAAGATGAAGTGTACTCTCTTTTTGAATATTATAGTCTGCAAGTGTCCTAGAATCATCTAATTGCTTTCCAGCAAATATAAGACGTTGTTGGTCTGGTGGTATACCCTCTTTGTCTTGAATCTTTTGTTTGACATTCTCAATGAGATCAGAAGATTCAATGTCCAGTGTGATAGTTTTTCCAGTAAGAGTCTTTACGAAAATTTGCATTAGTTATAATTATAGTTGTTCTTTCTATAAATGTGTTTATTACTAAGTTATACTGTGATTTATTCATATTAAAAAAAAAAATGAATTTAAAAACAAATAAATAGAAACAAAACAATAATGTCTCATTCAAACGATAATTTGATTATTAAAGAAGTTATTACTTCCGCTAACGTAGCACTTATTAACGAAAGTAACGAAAGTAACGAAAGTAACGATTTACAAGAGGTTGCATTCTCTACAGAAAACGAGTATATTCACGATCCTGATACAAGACTAGATTTCAACCGAAAGAATATAGAAGCAATGAGTAAATACATACAAGTTGTTGATTCAGATCCAGACTCCAAAATTGAAATGTTTTGTTATAACAAGTGTACAGAAGAAGACAATTCACTGATTAAACAATGTAGAGGTGTTGTTTTCGACGGAGATAATCTTGTAATGAAGGCTTTCCCTTACACGAGCGAACTGAATAATACGGAAACGGGATTGGTAAATTCGTTTGTGATAGACTTTGAAAACTGGTCCTTCTATGATTCACACGAAGGAGCATGTGTGCGAATGTTCTTCCACAAAGGTAAATGGTTTCTATCTACACATAGAAAACTAAATGCATTTAAGAGTAAATGGGCAAGTCGTGAGTCATTTGGGACTTCTTTCAAGAATGCTCTACTAGAAGAAGAAGAGAATAATCCTCTGTTCAAGAAAGGACTTCCTACAGGAGAAAATATCCTAGAGCGATTCCAAGAAACATTGGATATTTCCAAACAGTATATGTTTCTTATCTGTAATACAAAAGATAACAGAATTGTCTGTTCTGCTCCAAGCAGACCAACTGTTTATCATGTTGGTACATTTGTAGATGGTTTACTTGTAGTATCAGACGATGTGAATATTAATATTAATATTAAAATGCCTGTCAAACTAAAATTTGATTCTTCTAGTCAGCTCATAGAATATGTTAAGAATGTAAATTATAGAGATATCCAAGGTGTTATCGGATTCAATAATAACAATAAGCAACTGAAAATTCTAAATAAGGATTATCAAGACCTGTTCAGTGCTCGTGGTAATGAACCCAGTATTAAATTCAGATACCTACAAATTAGGATGAATCCTGATATGGTTAATATGCTTTATCATTTATACCCAGACATGACTGATTCATTTGAAGATTATGAGAATACACTTTTTGAGATTGGACTTTCTATTTACAAAGCATATGTAAATAGATTCATAAAGAAACAATATACAATTGTACCACAGGAAGAATTCTCTATTATGAGCAAATGCCATTCGTGGCATATGTCTGACAGAGAAAATAACCGTATTTCGGTAGATAAAATTATTCGTATTATGAACGAACAGACACCTACTCACCTGAATCATATGATTCGTAGATTTAAAATTGTTAAAATTGATGATGTCTCTGAAAAATTGAAACCGTTGATGTATAAAAAAAGATCTGAAAAATTGAATAAAGTAGATACACCTATAATTATTGAAAGAAAACCTCTCTATATCCCACAGAATAAAAATATTCAAGAATAGAAGAATAGAAGAATAGAATATAACAATAAAGACTAATTATTTTAAACAAAATAGTTTAAAATAAATCATATTGATATCTTTCTTTTTCTCAAATTGAAATATATTTTAAGTAATGGTAATATTAATAAAATGTCAGAGACTAATAAAGCAACAGTATTATTTATAGGAGATCCTCATTTTATGGTATCCAACATTCCAGAAGTTGATCTCTTTATTGAAAAGATGACAGAATTAGCATTAGAAAAGAAACCAGATCTTATAATATGTGCTGGTGATCTTTTACATACACATGAACGTCTACATACTATACCTCTTAACAGAGCATACAAACTCATACATAATATGAGAAAGATATCAAAGACTTATGTCCTTGTTGGGAATCATGATTACATACAGAATCAACAATTTCTTACAGATAATCATTGGATGAATGGAATGAAAGAATGGTATAATCTAGTAATTGTTGATAAAGTACTAACAGAGACTATAAATGATGTGTTGTTTACTTTCGTACCATATGTTCCACCTGGTAGGTTTGAAGAAGCTCTAAATTCTTTGGATGAAGATAAAGTGATATGGAAAGAATCCGATTGTATATTTGCACATCAAGAATTTTTTGGTTGTAAGATGGGCGCTATAGTTTCTGTTGAAGGAGATAAATGGTGTCTTGATTATCCGGAAGTTATATCTGGTCATATTCATTCGAAACAAAAACCACAGAAGAATATATACTATTCTGGATCTGCTATGCAACACGCTTTTGGAGAGAGTTCAAAGAATATAATAGCACATCTCACTTTTGAACCAAAACAGTCAGGTTATGTACTTGATGAAATAGATCTAAATCTACCTAGGAAGAAAATAATTTATATGGATGTTGAAAATGTTGATGACTATGAACTTCCGGTTACACAAGATAAAATTAAGATAACAGTATCTGGTGTGTACGAACAGTTCAAGGCTCTTAAAAAAACAAAGAAGTATAAGAATTTAGTCAAAGAAGGTATTAAAGTTGTTTTTAAAGCCAAAAAGATTGAACATGAACAAAAAATATCAGAAACTATAGTAGATGAAACAGCTTTTTCAACTATACTAAATGAGATTATTAAGCTAGAAAAAGATACTTATTTATATGATACTTATGAGTTAGTCGTTAACAGTAAAGCAATTACGGAAAAAAATGTTACTTATATGGATTAGATTAGTTGTATAATATAATATTTTTCATAAAATATTATACATAATAAAAAGATGTACTCTTCGCAAAATAATATAACGAGGATAGAAGATCTACCAGAACTACAAGATTTTGAACAAGATGTCTCATTTAAGCACAATATACCAGATAATTTGAAGAAATTTATTCGTACTTCTAACGGTCCTCCTATAGAAGAATCTGGTATGAGTTATGATAATCAACAATATCATCCTCAATCATATCAACAGCCTCAATCATATCAACAGCCTCAATCATATCAACAGCCTCAATCATATCAATCATATCAATCGAATCAACAGCCTCAATCATATCAATCGAATCAACAGCCTCAATCATATCAAGAACATTGTCAACATCACTCTCCTACATGTATAGAAATAGCAGATCATGTGGGATCTTGTCCAATTTGTTCAAGATTTTATCATAACGATAATACTGTATATATTATTGCTATTGTTATCTTGTCTATAATTTGTATTTTATTACTGAAAAGGGTTCTAGATTTGTAATTAGAGTTAAAAACAAATATAAACTTTATAAATGGAAACACATAAAGAAAATATAACTGATTATTCAAATTCTACTAATTCTACTAATATAAATGATCCAATTTTTGTATCATGGATTGAAAATAGTATAACAGATAAGGAATCTATTAAAGTAAGTGAATCTGATATAGTTGAGGAATCTAGTATAGTTGAAGAATCTAGTATAGTTGAAGAATCCGTAAAAATAAAATCAGGAGATTTTGACACACTTGTATTATCAGGGGGTTCTATACATGCTATAATTATGTTGGGAGCATTACAATACACCGAAGATAATTATTTACTTAAAAAAATTACTAGATATGTTGGTACATCTGCTGGTGCAATGTGTAATTATCTATTGGCAATAGGGTATTCACCTATAGAAATTATGGTATATTTATGTACTAAACAAATACTAGAAAAGATGAAAAATTTTAATATTGTTGCTATGCTTAATGGAGGCGGTGCTACATCTTTTAACCATATACATGAACAATTAGAGAAGATGACCATAGAAAAGATAGGAAAATTAATAACACTTGGAGACCTATATAAAAACCACGGGAAAGAATTTTACTGTATAACACACAATCTTACTTCAGATAAGTTAGAAGTACTTAGCCATGAGACTTACCCAGATATGCCATGTTTAATAGCGTTAAGAATGACTGCTAATTTACCTTTTATTTTTGATCACTTTAGTTATAATGGTGATTTTTATACAGACGGGGGAATTTCTAATAATTTTCCTATAAATATAGGGGATGAAAGGGGTACAAAGATACTAGGTATAACAATTTATGATACTAATTTAAATTTTAGTAAGAACAAGGATAATATGCTTGAGTATATATATAAGTTAATGTCAATACCTATTAACCAAAATGTAATTAATAATATAGAATCTGTATCCGAAAAATGCACAATCGTGCCTATTCAACCAGATACTACTCCTTTTTTTGATTTTAATTTAGATACCCATTCAAAATTGGAGATGTTTTCAAATGGGTTTTCTCAGATGAAGGAATACTGGGAAAAGTAATTTATATTAATTTTAATATAAATATAATATTAATTGTACATAGACATACAGTTTTTATCATCTTCTATTTCTTTTATTCTGTAATTTTTCATCAACTTTATTGAATTGTCAAAATCTTTTTGTGTTAAAACGAACATATGTTCTGATCCTAGTGAAAATACTCTTTTGGCATGTACCATCTTACACTTAGTCAGGAAATTTTCTATATCTCCACCAGCGTTCTTAAACAGATTATTATTATTTTTAATTAGTTTTATAATATCACTCCTATCAATACATATTTCCCATTCAATTTCTTTGATCATTTTAATCATAATATCTGCTAGATCATCATCTGTATATTTTTCTATATTATGAACCCATTGAAAACGACGCTCAATACCTTTATTAGCATTAAAAAAACATCTTTTAATATCATCCTCATAACCAGCACATATGAAACAAAAATCGTTCTTATGTTCAGATAAGAACGATGTGATAGTATCAATACATTCTTTTGAAAAACTATCTTTATCCGATTTTTCATTTCCAGAACCCAGAGAATAAACTTCATCAACAAACAAAACACCTCCTATACAAGATGATAATAAATTTCTGGTTTTTATAGCGGTTTGACCTATATAACCTGCTATAAAATCGTCTCTGTTCACTATCTTAAAGAGTCCATCTTTTGATAGAATTCCCATAGACTGATATAGTCTACCAATAATCCTAGCAACAGTTGTTTTTCCTGTACCAGGTGGACCCATTATAATAGTATGTAAATAATCTTCATTATTATTCTTTAGATGAAACCCCTTCAAGTAGTACATTACTTGATGTAATATGGATTCTTTTACAGATTGCATCCCAATAAGTTTATCTAACTCTTCTAAATAAAATGTTATCCTCCACAACATACTAGTATCAATATTTTTATAAATTTTAACACATCTTCCTAATTCTATCAGATCATATATTGAATTTACTATAGGTACATTATCAGACTTTATTATAAATTTATGTTTTCTTTTATTTGAATTATTATCAGAAGACATACAGTGTTTCCTCTTTCTCATTTATATAACATAGTATATTGTTTTATATAACTTATCAATAAAATCTATTTTCTACTGTTTTAAAAAAAGGAAATTGATATTTAAATCAAACTTAAATTAATATACAAAATGGGGATTAATAACTTAAACAAATTTCTTAGGAATAATTGTCCTATTGTATATGAAGAAATTCACATTTCAGAATATAGTTTCAAGAAAGTAGCTATTGATATATCTCTATACTTATGTAAGTTTAAAACTATTTGCGGTGATCGTTGGCTATCAGCGTTTATAAATCTAGTAGCATGTCTTAGAAAAAACGAAGTACATTGTGTTTTTATTTACGACTCTGGTGCTCCTCCAGAAAAAGACGAAGAACGTAAAGAACGTGCTGCTCAAAGAGCAAAACAAGAACAAAGAGTCAGTCTTCTAGAAAAAGCAATTCAAGACTTTCATATATCTGGACATATAGACGAAATACTAACAGAATTATATAAAAGACGGTCAAAGAAAAATGATTATCCACCTAGATTAATGAAAACGGTTTCTGCTAATATTGATATGTGTTTTATCCAAGAAGCTGTCCAAAAAATGAGAGAGCAGATTTTAATCATTAAACCAGAAGATTTCCAAAAAACAAAAGACTTGTTTGATATCTTGAATGTGCCTTATTTCAATGCACCTCTGGAAGCAGAAACAACATGTGCTGATCTATGTAAAAGAGGATTAGTAGATGCGGTATTATCAGAAGATACTGATGTGATGGCATATGCTGCTCCTTCATTTCTTTCTAGGATAAACACCACTAATGGTACATGTACTAGAATCAAATATAGTGATATTTTGGAAAATCTCAATCTAAAAAGCGAGGAGTTTTTGGATCTATGTATTATGTGTGGATGTGATTATAATAAAAATATCTTTCGTGTAGGACCTGAAAAAGCTTATAAACATATACAACAATATTCATCCATAGAAGGTATATCTTCTAACACCGAATTAGACATTAGTATTCTTAATCATATACGTGGTAGGGAGTTATTCAGGGATTATGAACAAGTATCTTATAAAATTAAATATTGCGGTAGACCTGATTTTCAGAAATTGGAAGAGTTTATATTCAAGAATAATATCAATTGTAGTATAGAAGGATTGAAGAAGTCGTTTACTCATCAGACTACTATTGTTTTTGAAGATAACGATAATGAAGAATTAGTAATCGAAACATACTAAATATTATTTATATTTAAAATTCTTACTCTATTATAAATGTACGAAACAGGTATTGATTGTTATAAAGATCCTATTAAAAAACCTTATTATTCAATATACAAAGGACCACCTACTATTATAGAAAATTTCACCATAAATGAAAAATTTACTAAAAAACAGGATATACATAAAACTAATATGGAATGGAAAACATCCAACTATACAACTATGTCTGATCCATCTGTATGGGGTCAAGCATTTTGGTTTACACTACATAATGGTAGTTCAAAATATCCTATATCAGCTTCACCCTTTACTATAAACAGAATGAAAGGATTTATAAACGGTATACCAACTATGCTACCATGTCCGGAATGTAAAATTCACGCAAATAACCACATTGAAAAAAATAAAAACAATCTAGACGATATATGTAGTGGTAGAATGAAATTATTTAAATTCTTCGTTGACTTTCATAATATAGTCAATAAAAAGTATAATAAACCAATAATAACAGTAGACGAAGCATATAGTATATACGATGGTAGTGTGTCGGTTACTAGACTAACATACAAATGATTTTTATAATTGAAAAATAATTATAAAAACATAAAAAAAGCCAATTATGAGCCTTCAATCTCTTTGTATGAATAATCTATCAGAAGTTATCAAGAATCTTCCTCCTAAAATGAAAGAAGACATCATAGGTCATTCTATGAAAGCGATTAAAGAAGAAGTCAGACGTGAATTGATAAAAGAGATGAGAATATCATCACAGTGTGTGGAAGACATAACTGAAAACCTTATTATTTCTCATAGAACAGGATATCAATTCAATAAACCTGTATATTTAAGGAATATGGAAGATGATATGTATCATGCTTTTTTTGACATTTCAGAAGAATTTGTAAATAAATACAAAGATAAATTAGTATGGGATAATAATCCTACTAATAATCCTACTAATAATACAGATTCAGATTCAGATTCGTAATAACTTTTTATTTGTATCACTTAGGTGATACAAATTAACATCTTCATAATCTAAAAAACACAATATTAAAATAAAAAACGAATTAATGGAACTAGAAACACTAAAATATAAAATAATGTCTAATAAATTGTCAACCGATATCAAATTATCCAAAAAACAAAATATTGCTTACAATTTAATGGTAGAAGGAAAAAGCATATTTTTATCTGGAGCAGCAGGATCAGGGAAAACTGCTGTTCTTAAAATGTTTATAAAAGTATATAAATCAAACAAAATTATGGGAGTCACTAGCACAACTGGGATTTCTGCTTTACTATTTGGTGGTGTAACTATACATTCGTTTCTTGGAATTGGTTTAGGACAAGGATCAGTTGAGTCTATTGTTGGTAAATTATACAAAAGACCACATCTTAGAAAAAGATGGTGTGAATTAGAAGTACTTATAATTGATGAGATTTCAATGCTTTCTCCAGTATTGTTTGACAAAATAGAAAATATTGCTCGTCGTGTTAGACACAACGAGAAACCATTCGGAGGTATACAACTTATTCTATCAGGTGATTATCTACAATTACCATGTATTGGATCTGATGATTTTTGTTTTGAATCAAAATCGTGGGAAAATTGTATAGAAAAGACTATTTACCTCACAGAGATAATGAGACAAAAAGATGTAGATTTTCAAAACTGTCTAAACGATGTAAGAGTTGGTTTACTTACTGAAAAAACTAGGAAACTATTATTAACTAGAGTCGGTGTTACATTAGAAAATGACTTTGGGATTAAACCAACTAAATTATTCTCTACTAATTACTCAGTTGATAATGTAAACAATAAAGAACTTGATCTACTAGCTGAATCGAATCCAGAATTTTTTGAGTATAATATGCAAATTAAAGCTTATCCAGGTGTAAATAACAAGGAATATGCTATTGAAAAATATAAAAAAAACTGTAATGCACCGGAGACATTACAATTATGTGTAGGTGCACAAGTTATGTTACTATGTAACTTGGATACAGAAGGTGGTTTAGTTAACGGTTCTAGAGGAGTTGTGAAAGGCTTTGTTGGAGATATACCAATGGTAACGTTCATCAATGGGAAAGAAATCCTTATTGATTATAATATATGGGAATCCGAAGAACAAGATAAAAAAATACTAAAAATCATACAAATACCTCTTAAACTAGCATATGCACTTACAATTCACAAAAGCCAAGGATGCTCTTTAGATTATGCAGAAATAGACTTGTCAAATACATTCGCAAACGGTCAAGCTTATGTAGCTCTATCACGTGTAAAAAACTTGGGTGGTTTGAGTATTATAGATATAGATTTTGATAAAATAGTAGCCAACGAAAGAGCAGTTGAATTCTATAATAAGAATACTTAAAAAAATAAGAATATCAAAAGTGTATTAATATGTTATTATATGGTTTAAACATCCTTATATTCAATCTCTATAGTAAAAACTATAATTTATTGAAAAACATATGTCTGATATCAGTTCAAAATATATAAGTTTTATATATCTACTTAAAAACAAGTAGTCATAAATCAAAATAATGGCGAAGAAAGCAATTGTAACAAAAACTATTGAAAAAACACCTGTAAAAGAATCCAAGACAGTAAAGGATTCTAAACCTGTGAAGGCTGTAAAAGCTACTAAGACAACTAAGACAACTAAACCAGTTAAAACACCTAAACAAGTCAAGAAAGTAGTTGTTGTAGAAGAAGATGAACCAGTTCTTTCTGATGTAGAAGAATCAGCAGAGACTGAAACTGTTCCCAAAAAGAGAACTGTTCCTACAAAAGATAATGTTCTTTCTGAGTTTGATGATATTGTAGTTGTTATTGACCTAGAAATATCTAGACTCCGTGAAAGTCCAGGTAAGGCCAAAGGTGTTAAATTCCTTCGATCTCTAGGTAAGAAAATTAAAAGTTTGAGAGGACACTCTGTTCGTGTTATGAAGCAAAAACAGAAAACAAACAGGAAGAATAACACAAACTCTGGTTTCCTCAAACCAGTCATTATCTCAAGTGATATGGCTAAATTCACTGGTTGGGATCCTGATGAATTGAGATCACGAGTCGATGTTACAAAGCATATTTGTAATTATATTAGAGAAAACAATCTTCAAAATCCCCAAGATCGTCGTCAAATCATCGCTGATAAAAAACTATCAAAGTTGCTTGATTATTCTAATGATGATGATGACAAACCACTCACTTATTATCGCATCCAAACATACATGAAGAAACATTTCACTAACCCTCCCAAGGTAGATGAAGTCTCTAAGTAAATATTTAATTATATCAAAAAATTATTAATAGAATGATCTATTAACAATTAAAAAGATAATATATATATATATAAATGAATATTTTTAAATATATGAGAGAAAGAACATTTATTAATTACGATTTATTTGGTTTTAGTTATTTAATTATCCCACATTATTGTAAAAATGTTGTTTCTTCTTTTTGTCCTAGACACAATCATATAAAAAAAGAAACCGAACTTTCATTTGAAGATGATCATATCCCAACAGTTCCTCCTCCATCTCCTTCTATTACTCCTATACAACCTATATTTATAAGTGATATAACATACCCATCCAAAATAGTTAGAAATATGTACATAAATGAATTAATATATAAATATATTTATGTTACATGTGAAAATGTATCAGTTAACAGTTTAAAATATAAATATAATTACTTTCGTACCACGAAAGATGTCCGTCAACTAAAGATAGATATTAATAACTTTTTAAAGAATAATTAGTTTAATTATAAAATGGATATTGATACAATCTTACAAAAATGGGACTACTCTAAAAAACAAAAGGCATTCTATGAAAAAGAATGTGATACATACAAAGATGCTATTGAAAGATATATGAATAGAAAAGATAAAAATGATATACAAGGTTCTGTATACTTTATATCAAGAAGGTCAAACACAAGACATATATTATCAAAAGCAGACACTCCTAAAGAAATATGGGACAGATACTCTAAAAGATTCACATATATGTCATATCATCTAAAAACTAATAAATAAATTTATATATTTTATATTGTGATTATATAAATGGATTTCTCGATTGAGAATGTTTCAGATGATGTAATTAATCTCATTAATATACTAGAAAAACGGTTGTCTATACCTATTAGAAGTTACAGTGAGAATAACACTATATATAATAAAGAAGAAGTAATAAAGACAAGGGTCAACAAAATTAAAGAAGAATCTAGAAAACAACTAGGTTATATCACAACACAAACTACATCTATTGTATCTATTAAAAGTCTCCTTACCGATTTACTTACATTTTTAGATAAAAAACCAGTAGATTTATCTTTAACCTTTAAAATACAAAATGATAATAAGGTTTTACTTATTGAATTCCCTCCAAATTCTAGACAAGATACCGCCTTGACATATGACTTTACTATTAATTGGGATGATGGTAGTGAGCCTGAAAATGTAGTTAGTTCCGGTCCTATAAGCCATACATATTACAATTCAGGTGATTATGATGTAACTATTAGCGGTACTGATGTAAGTAGAATAAATCTAACTGGAAATACTCAATTAATAAGTATTAATAGCCTAGGATTAGTAAATAACCTATATAAAGCTTTTAATAGGTGTACCAATCTAAAAAGTGTTAATTCAAAAGGTGGTTCTAATATAATATATTGTGACAATGCTTGGATTGACTGTACAGGTCTTGAAACATTTGTTGCCAGTGGTCTAACTAGTGTTACTGATTGTTCACTTGCTTGGGCTGGCTGTAACATTCTTACAACATTTGATACCAGTAGTCTAACTAGTGTTACGGATTGTTCAAATGCTTGGAATAGTTGTATAGGTCTTGAAACATTTGTTGCCAGTGGTCTAAGTAGTGTTACTAATTGTTCACTTGCTTGGAATGGCTGCACGGGTCTTACAACATTTGATGCCAGTGATCTAACTAGTGTTACGGATTGTTCAAATGCTTGGGCTAACTGTACCGGTCTTGAAACATTTGTTGCCAGTGGTCTAACTAGTGTTACGGATTGTTCATATGCTTGGGCTAACTGTGAAAGTCTTACAACATTTGATGTCAGTGATCTAGATAGTGTTACGGATTGTTCAAATGCTTGGAATAGTTGTATAGGTCTTGAAACATTTGTTGCCAGTGGTCTAAATAGTGTTACTGATTGTTCATATGCTTGGGTTGGCTGTTACAGTCTTGAAAAATTTGATACCAGTGGTGGTCTAACTAATGTTACGGATTGTTCAGTTGCTTGGGCTGGCTGTATAGGTCTTGAAACATTTGATGCTAGTCGTCTAGTTAGTCTTATTAATTGTCCAAGTGCTTGGGAAGGCTGTACCGGTCTTATAACATTTGATGCCGGTGGTCTAAATAGTGTTACGGAATGTTCACTTGCTTGGAATGGCTGTGCCGGTCTTGAAACATTTGATGCCAGTGTTCTATTTAGTGTTACTGATTGTTCAAATGCTTGGAATAATTGTATAGGTCTTACAACATTTAATGCCATTGGTCTAGTTGGTGTTTCTAATTGTACAGGTGCTTGGCTTGGTACAGGACCCTGGGTATTGGAAGATGTAGATAAAAACAAAATTACATTCACGAACGTTGATGCAAGCCTAATTAATTCTGATGGTTGGAGTCCAGGTACTTCAGAAACTGACAATCCTATAACAGTATCATAATAATTGTACCATCAGAACATTTTTCTATTCAAAATATCTGTAAACTAGTAATAATTATAATAAATGTATTATAATTACCGTTATCATACCATAGAACCCTTGCTAATCATCTTTATAATTTCTCTGCTAAAATCACTTTCTCTACCATTAGCATATTTTGTAATTGCTATAGCAGCACCCATAAAATCAAACTCATCCAACTCCTTTTCGGTAAATGTCTCTGATAATTTCTCATAATGCTCTTGACTCAAACTAAAACTACGATCCTTCAACACCGTACACAATTTTTTCATCATCTTCTTAAAGCCCACATCCTCTATCACATCTCCCTCCTCATTCTTATAATTTATTTTATTCCTAGCCACATCAACGGTAACTATCTTATCCTTAAAAGGAAACTCTAATGCATATTGTGCATATCCCTCTGCACCTTTTACATGATGTTCTAGTGTCAACATCGGTACACTACTCTTTATATCATCTTCCAATAACGGATGAAGATTTTTTATATAATTATTTATCTGTATATTCTTGGTATTTGTTGTAGGTCTTTTTACTGCTGTTATACTCAGTTCCTTGAAATCGGTTACTTGTTTTCTAAGTTCTGTTATTATATTTTCCAAATTCTCTACTTTATTTTTCAACATAATAATTGTTTTATCAGATTTAATACTCACTTTAGAAATTTTACATATTTTTATATGTCTCTTGTAATTGGATGGTACATTAAATTCTTTTGAACAATATGTACATTTATTTAATATAAAATCTTTATCAGTTGATATACTGACTTCTTGTAATTTTAAGCAATATTTGGCTGTTTTTTGATGAGAATTTAAATTCTGTTTATTAGAAAAATCATTATTACAGAAACAACACTTCATTTTATATATACATTATAGTCTTTAAGTGTCTAATGATCTTTTATAGATCATATTAAATGATCTATAATATTACATAATAGATCATTTAAGATCATAATAGATCATTTATTTATACTGATATGCCTTGATTTTATATATTTTTTATCCATTTACAAGATTTGTGTTGAGATACATTTATATATATAAGATTCTATGTATTTTAGAAAGTACAAAAAGAAAAGTAAAAGATTTTCTTTTGTACTTTGGATAATTTATATTTTATATTATTTATTAAAAAAAATCTACACATTTATTTATTACATATGTAAACACTTTTTGGTAGAATGAATATTTACCTAATTGTAAATACACCCGATTATTAAAATAATTATAAACCAACATGACATCCGTATACTCTAGTTCAAAAATAAATAGATTTCTCGATTTATAATGTTTCAAATGATGTAATTTATATCATAAATATAATAGAAACGGCTGTCTATACTACTAAAATAGATTTCATCACCAATTTCAAATGAGCAATATATTTTATATATTTTATATATTTTATATTTTGATTATATAAATGGATTTCTCGATTGAGAATGTTTCAGATGATGTAATTAATCTCATTAATATACTAGAAAAACGGTTGTCTATACCTATTAGAAGTTACAGTGAGAATAACACTATATATAATAAAGAAGAAGTAATAAAGACAAGGGTCAACAAAATTAAAGAAGAATCTAGAAAACAACTAGGTTATATCACAACACAAACTACATCTATTGTATCTATTAAAAGTCTCCTTACTGATTTACTTACAAAACCAGTAGATTTATCTTTAACATTTAAAATACAAAATGATAACAAATCTTTAAAAATCAATTTCCCTCCAAATTCTATAGATAGAATCCCATTGACATACGACTTTACTATTGATTGGGGTGATGGTAGTAATTCTGACGATGTAACTACACATGGAGATAAAACACATACATATTACAATTCAGGTGATTATGATGTAACTATTAGCGGTACTGATGTACTTAGAATAAATCTATTTGAAAATACTCAATTAATAAGTATTAATAGCCTAGGATTAGTAAATAACATATATAACGCTTTTAATGGTTGTACCAATCTAGAAAGTGTTAATTCAAAAGGTGGTTCTAATATAATATATTGTGACAATGCTTGGAAAAACTGTACCGGTCTTACAAAATTTGATGCCAGTGGTCTAACTAGTGTTACGGAGTGTAAAGGTACTTGGGGTAACTGTATCGGTCTTACAACATTTGATGCCATTGGTCTAAAAAGTGTTACGGATTGTCTATCTGCTTGGAATGGCTGTACCGGTCTTACAAAATTTGATGCCAGTGGTCTAAGTAATGTTACTAATTGTTCATTTGCTTGGAATAACTGTGACAGTCTTAAAGAATTTTATACCAGTGGTCTAAAAAGTGTTACTAATTGTTCATTTGCTTGGAATGGCTGTAAAAGTCTTACAAAATTTGATACCAGTGGTCTAAAAAGTGTTACTGATTGTTCAAATGCTTGGAATAATTGTATAGGTCTTACAACATTTGATGCCATTGGTCTAACTAGTGTTACTAATTGTTCAGTTGCTTGGGCTAACTGTAACAGTCTTGAAACATTTGTTGCCAGTGGTCTAACTAGTGTTACGGATTGTTTAAGTGCTTGGGCTAACTGTAACAGTCTTGAAACATTTGATACCAGTGGTCTAACTATGGTTACTAATTGTAGAGATGCTTGGAAAAACTGTACCGGTCTTGAAACATTTAATGCCATTGGTCTAACTATGGTTACCAATTGTACAGGTGCTTGGATTAATACAACAGACTGGATATTGGGTGAAACATTCACGAACATTGGTGGAACCCTAGATACGTCTACTGGTTGGAATCCAGTTACAGATATTTCAGGAAATCCTAAAACATTAGAATTTCAAGCAGACATAAGAACAACAACGGTATCTTTTAATATACCAGATGATGATAAGGATGTTCTAATAGAATTTACCAAGAGTTCGACAGATTTTAAAGACAGTCCGATAGATTGTACTATTAATTGGGGTGATGAGAGTGAGAATGATAGTATACTTGGTGAACGTGGCATATCCCATACATACACTGTTCCTGGTATTTATCATGTAGTTATAAGTGGCAATTCATGTCCTAGAATAAAAATCAATTCGACTAAATTAATAAGTATTAATAGCCTAGGCTTACTAACTTCAGTGAATGGATCTTTTGCTGATTGTACCAATCTAGAAAGTGTTGATTCAAAAGGTGGTTCTAATATAACAGATTGTATAGGTGCTTGGAATAGTTGTACAGGTCTTACAGAATTTGATGCCAATGGTCTAACTAGTGTTACGGATTGTAAAAATGCTTGGGGTAACTGTACCGGTCTTACAACATTTGATGCCTTTGGTCTAACTAGTGTTACTGATTGTTTAGGTAGTTGGTATGCCTGTACCGGTCTTGAAACATTTGTTGCCAGTGGTCTAGATAGTGTTACGGATTGTTCATATGCTTGGGGTGGCTGTGAAAGTCTTGAAACATTTGATACCAGTGGTCTAACTAGTGTTACGGATTGTTCAAATGCTTGGAATAGTTGTATAGGTCTTGAAACATTTGATGCCAGTGGTCTAAAAAGTGTTACGGATTGTTCAAATGCTTGGGCTAATACAATAGAATGGATATTGGGTGATCCAGATGAAAACAAAATTACATTCAAAAACAGTACAGAAATAAATAGTAAGAATCCTACGGGTTGGAGTCCAGGACCTACTGGAAATCCTAACACAGGATTTCAAGCAGACATAGGAACAACAAATTTATCTTTTAATATACAAGATAATAATGGTGTTGTAATAAACTTTACCGATAGTTCGACAGAATGTACTATTAATTGGGGTGATGAGAGTGAGAATGATAGTATACTTGGTGAACGTGGCATATCCCATACATACACTGTTCCTGGTATTTATCATGTAGTTATAAGTGGCAATTCATGTCCTAGAATAAGTATCCAGTCGACTAAATTAATAAGTATTAATAGCCTAGGCTTACTAACTTCAGTGAATGGATCTTTTTCTGGTTGTACCAATCTAGAAAGTGTTAATTCAAAAGGTGGTTCTAATATAACAGATTGTTCAGATGCTTGGAATGGTTGTAAAAGTCTTACAACATTTGATGCCAGTGGTCTAAGTAATGTTACTGATTGTCAAAGTGCTTGGTATTTTTGTGAAAGTCTTGAAAAATTTGATGCCAGTGATCTAACTAGTGTTACGGATTGTTCAAATGCTTGGGTTAACTGTGAAAGTCTTACAACATTTGTTGCCAGTGGTCTAACTAGTGTTAATGATTGTACAAGTGCTTGGCGAAACTGTACCGGTCTTACAACATTTAATACCAGTGGTCTAACTAGTGTTACGGATTGTAACAATGCTTGGAATAATTGTATAGGTCTTGAAACATTTGATGCCAGTGGTCTAACTAGTGTTAATGATTGTACAAGTGCTTGGCGAAATACAGGACCCTGGGTATTGGAAAAAGTAGATGAAAACGAAATTACATTCACGAACGTTGATGTAAACCTAAGTGGTTCTGGTGCTTGGAATCCAGGTATTTCAGAAATGAACAATCCTAGAACAGTATCATAATAATTGTACCATCAGAACATTTTTCTATTCAAAATATCTGTAAACTAGTAATAATTATAATAAATGTATTATAATTACCGTTATCATACCATAGAACCCTTGCTAATCATCTTTATAATTTCTCTGCTAAAATCACTTTCTCTACATTTATACAAATTTGTATAGATTTTTATAAACGGGCTATTCAGAATCAGACTTTAATGTCTTGTTTTTTTTACTTTTGGTGTCGCTACAAGATTTGTGTTGATATACATTTATATATAAGATTCTATGTATTTTAGAAAGTACAAAATAAAATCTTTTACTTTTCTTTTGTAGAATGAATCTTTCTATTTGGTGGTTATATGTATTCATCCTAGCAATTAATTATAATAAATGTATTATAATTACGGTTCAATCATTTTTATTCTCTAACCATAGGAATATTATGTTTTACTGCCCATATCCCAACTTGTAATAGTTGATTAAATGGTATCAGACCTGTTCCTATACTAGCATGTCTATCTTTTTTACTACCGAGAGGGCATTTAGAATCATTAAAATGTATGAGATGTATAGGAACAT